CGCCCTCTACGTCGAATCGGGTGGCTGCTACTTCGGTCTGCCTGACGTTGACCCGTGGGATGAAGCCCGCGACGCGCGTCTCTATGACGGGCCGCACCCGATCGTCGCGCATCCACCCTGCCAGCGATGGGGCAAGCTGTGGGCCGGTCAGCCGCTCTGGATCAAGCGAACCGGCATCCGCAAGGTCAAGGGCGATGATGGCGGTTGCTTTGTCGCCGCTCTCGCTGCTGTCCGTAGATGGGGTGGGGTTCTCGAGCATCCGTGGGGCAGCCATGCATGGGCGGCGTTCGGACTAAACAAGCCACCCCGCGAAGGTGGATGGGTCGTTGCCGATTATCTCGGGGGAGGGCAGTACGGCTGGACGTGCTGCGTTGAGCAGGGTCGCTATGGCCACTACGCCCGGAAGCCAACGCTGCTCTATGCCGTGGGATGCGATCTGCCATCCCTCGACTGGGGCATCGGCGAATCCCGCCTTGATCCTGCGATTATCGAACGCATGGGGCTCAAGCGCGCAAAGCGGCTGGGCGAGGTAGGCGGCAAGGGTGGCGGGACAGACAGCACCCCGCGGATCGGCACACCGGCGGCATTCCAGGAGCTTCTGCTTTCGATCGCCCGCTCTGCCCTCCCCCTCCCCGACACCGACCGGCTGAATGCGCAGGTGGTGGGGTGAGCGTCGAAGCACTTTCAACAAGGACCACGATCATGCAAATCTCGATCGACGAAATCTATGAGACCGCAGCCAGCACCCTGATCGCCAAGCTGGACGAATGCGCGCCGGGAATCGACGACGCGTTCCTGCATCGGGAGTTGCGATGTGGCCCTTACGAGGGTCCGAACTATGCGGTGGAGTTGGCTGCGCTGCGGTCTGTGGTTGAGGGAGAGGCGTCGTGAGCGAGGAACTGGCCCAGGGTTTACGCGACACCGCCAAGTGGATCCGGTCGAAGGACCCACTGGCGACGAACTATCTGTTCTGCTTGCAGGCGGCTGCGATTCTATCCGCACCCCCCGCTCCCCAGCCAGACCGAGAGGCGATTGCGCAAGCTATCGACCCGGCTGCGTGGGATCAACGGGCCCGGCACCTCAATCGTGCTATGGAAAGCCTGGATTTCGAGGATGCCGAGCGGTGGGAACAGCGAGCCCGTGATGCGGTCGCGGCCAGCCTACGCAAGGCCGACGCTGTGATCGCCACCCTTTCCTCGCTATCACCGAAGCAGGAGGTGGATCATGGCGGGTGAGATGGTGCGGATGTTGAGGTTCAGACTTGGCCGCGCGCTGATCCATACGGGGCTGCGTGCATTTCCGCCAGGCAGAGCGCGCGACGAGCTGACCGTCGTATTGTGGTCGTGGGGCAATGCTGTCCGTGCCGAGCTCGCCAATGCATCGCGCCGCCCGTAAGCTCCTAACCCTTCTCCTAGCCCTCCTGTTCGCCGCGTGCGCGATCAAGGGGCTGGCCGATGGGGTAGCTTGGCTTATTTGCCGGGTGTGGTTGGGGTGATGCTGCGGGCCGGGCTTGATACCGGCTGCGGGGTATCGGTTGCGCTTCCCCCGCTGCGCAATGGGATATCCTTGGCGGGGCGTGACGTATCCCAAGGTCGTAATCGCGCGCTTCCTTCAGCGCCGCCGCAGCCCCCAGCACATACCCCAACCCTGCGCTTTCGTCAACGATAGCCCTCGCCTTTGAGGGCGGATTCTGGTAGGATTTGGAGATGCCGCTAGTTATTTCCTTGCTGATCGCTGCGAGTTGGCTCGGTTGCGGGATAGCCGCAGCAGTCATCGACAAGCGACGTTATCCGCAAACGGTCGTGGCAGGGTTAGATGAGAGCTTCCGCGCGTTCATGATTGTGATGGGCCCTATGTCGCTCGCAATTGGAGAGATAGTCAGTCGGGACTTGGAACGCCAGCGCCGGAGCCTCAGTCCCCCAACAACCCCATCACCCACCCCGGCAGCTCTGGCGGATCAACCCGCCTATCCCGCCCTTCGCCCGTAGCCCAGTCCCGCTGCACCAGCAACGCCGGTCGCTCGCGACAGTGCTTGCACCGCAACCGTGCCCCGGCAATGCGCAGGGTAACGCCTTCCCCGATCTCGCGCATCATCAACTCGGGCGTGAAGACGACGACTCTCGCGCACCGGCAGCGGGTGGCGATCTGGATGTGGTGGCCGATTAGGGTGGCTATGGGTTGGTCTAGGGGGTCGGTGGGCATGCGGTATTTATGGCGCTTAGTGCGCGATTCTGGTAGGAGGGTCCTGCCGCGACGGCGATCATCGCGACCCCGAGGTACAGTGCTGGGACCGAGGCCAAGGGTAGATTCTTCCAGTCGGAGTTGTCCGGCGCGCGTGCATGGCGTTGGACATGGGCAGACGACATTGGTGAGTACTCAGCGAGCACGGACCATGCAGGCCGCCGGGGTTGAGGGAAGCCAAGCCTGACCGCCGGGAAAGACCGGCACCTACCCCCTAGTGCACGAACAGGAGGATGAAGATGGATTGGAATGAAACGCGTCGCGACGAATTGATCCAGCGAGCCGTAAGAGATTCCGCCGTTGCCAGTGCGATGGCTACACATGGCGAGCATCTTGGCGATACCGAACGGCGCGTCGTGCATGAGATCGCGCAACTGGCGGTTCACACCGCGCTGACTCAATATGCCGCGCAGATTAAGATGGAGATTGCGCGCATTGAATCGTTCGAGCGAATGCAGGCTGATCTGAGAATGATGCGCGGCCCATCGCCAGCAGAACTTCGGGCTATGATGAGCCTCATGTCAACGACGCGCGCGCCGGCAGATCCCGCTACCTAACCCCTAGCGCACAACCCCATGCCAACCCGTGCAATTAATGCACATGTTGGTCAGGGCTTCACACACCCGCTGAGCATAGCGCGCAGCTCAAGGCTTAGGGATCGGCGTGAAAGTACAGCCCCTCGAACGATGCCGCCCCAGCCTCCTGCGCGCGGATCGCTCCGATGACGAAGTCGGCTATGCGCACCTGAATCCTCGCCCGAGCCTGCACGCCCTCGTGCGTGTTATCCGCTAAGGGCAGCGCCTCATGGGTCGCGCTGTGGATGATGCTGCGGAGTTGGTCGTCTGTCATTTCGTGCAACCGCTGAGCATAGCGCGCAATTCCCGGCCCCACACGCGCAAACGCAAGGCCGATGCGCTGACCAAATCCAGATCCTGGCTCGCGTTCCCGGTCAGCTTGCCCGCGATCTTCTCGGGCTCGGCTGGTATGGTCGCCTTGTCGATGCAGGCGACGGCTATCGGCACCTCTACGCGCTGGATTCGCACCTCTACGGCTGGCGGCGGCGTGGTCGATGCGCAGCCGGTGAGCAGGATAAGTGTTGCGGCAATAATAATCTTCATGTACTTTGTCCCATCGCAAGTTGAGATCCAGACGTGGAGGCCATCATGCAAGCCGCGCTTAACCAGCGCACAGGCGCCCCGGCATAAAACCCGGGGCGTTTCTGCATCACAGCTCCCCGCTATGCTTCAGATACGTCTCGCTCGGCATGCACGGCCCATCCTTGGCGCGCGCCACGGCAGCGGAGGCATCCAGCGCCCGCGCCGTGCTGAGCGACGCCTGAGCGGCCTGCTGAGCGGCAAGGCGGGCCTGTTCGGATGACTTGATCCGGTCGGCGCTTTCGGATGCCAGCGCCTGGACTGCTGCGTTCTGGTCGTCGATTGCGGACAGGGCGCTGTTGAGGGAGGCGCGGGTGACAGCGTGGGCGGCTGTCTCGACCTGCCATGCGGACTGAGACTGGTCGGCTTTCTTGTGCCACGATCGCGCCTCGCCCGCCTTCAGCATCACCATCAGCCCGAGCACGCCGACCACCAGGCCTCCCAAGACCAACTTCCAGTTGCGCCAGATCCATTCGAGCGTGGTTGTTGCGATCAGCGGCATATAACGGTTCCTTTATGTGGCGGGAGCCGAAGCCCCCGCCGATGGTTCACGCCGCCAGCTTTTCGCGAAGAAGGTAGCCTTCCAGCGCCCAAATCTTGTTGCGGGCATTGTCGCGCGCGATCTTCCGGCCGAGTTCGGCATTGAAGTTTTCGCGGCTGACCGACGAACTTTCGCCGATGACGATATACCCGTTTCGCAGCGTGAGGGCGCAGACGGTCATGCGACCACCAGAGGGGAAAACGTAGTACTCTTCGGACACGATGGCTGCGTCGATCATGTCCGGGTTGAGGCGCGGCGCGTTCAGGCCCTTGCTCTGAATCTCCGCTTCGATTGCTGCTTCGTCACTCATCAGTCTATCCTTCGGTCTGTGCCGCGAATGCGCGCGGCTCGCATCCGGCTAGGCCGAATCCTTTGGCTCCGTTGCTACAGGCTTGGCGTTGTCGTCAGCGCCCTGCACGGCGATCGGGTCGCGTGCGGTCCCGGATGGCCCGTCAGGGGCTACAGGCGCGCTCCACGGGCGGAAGGTGCCAATCACTCCCACCAGCCCCACCAGCACCGCCTGATCGGCCCGCGTGCCTGCCAGAGCGAGAACGACGATTGCCGTCAGGAGTGCGAGAAAAGCGATCAGGTTGAAGGCGTGGGGGCTGCAGGAGATGCGGGTCACAGCATCGCCCTCGCCAGCTTGCCAGTATAGTCGAACTTGGCGTGTCCCTTCCCATTATACCCGGCAGCGAACCCGACATTGTCCGCCGGGTTCGTCGAGAGCCGCGCCATGTCGTCAGCCAGCCCGTTCGCCTTCACGAACCGGGCGAGCGCGTCATAGTGAGCCATCTCGCTCTCGCGCATCGCCCACGCCATATCGAGCGGGCTGTCATAGCCGAGCTCTTTCCAGTGGGCGCCCATGACCTGGAACTTGCCCCAGCTCGCGGACTGGAACGCTGCCCATGGATCACGCGCCGCGGCGTCCGCCAGCTTGAGCCAGCTATCAGCCGCATAGCCGCCGGCACTCGGGTTGCTGTATTCGGTGATCGACCACTTACCCTCGGTGAGGCGGTGGAAATAGTGGCGCTCGAAAAGGATCTTCGGCCGGCCGGCTGCGTCGAATGCCGCACCGCCTGATTCCACCGCGGCGACCGCGCGAACTTGCTTTACCGAGCAGCCGATGCGTGCTGCAATCACGGTGATGTCGGCATTGCTCGCGGCCGGCGCCAGCTTGTTGGAAAAGACGGACAGGATCGCCTGCTTCGTCTGCCCGCCTGCGATGCCGTCAACGACCAGCGATGCCCCGTGCGCGTTCAGCCAGGCTTGGAATTCCTTGATGGTCACCCACCCACTCCCTTGATAATCACCCAAGCCAATCCCGCCCCGCTGATCAGCGCAGAGACTGCCCAGAACAGCGTTGTTTTCGACACGAACTGACCCTGCGCATCCTTCAGCGCTCCGAGGATGTCGTTGTGCGATTTCGCTTTCTCGTTCGCCGCGGCCAGCGCCGCATCGACCGCGCGGTTGCGCTCTGTCGCGAGATCGGTGTGCCGGCGATCGACCGCCTCACGCTGAGCGTCCAGATGCTCTTTCAGGGTTTCGAAGGTCCAGGGGCTCTTCATCCCGTCTGCTCCGGGCTGATCGTCGATTCCAGCGCGCGACGGATGGCCGGCGACACTGAGTTGCTGGCAAGGATCGACGCGGCCTGCGTGCGATTGGTCTGGCGGATCAGCTCGAGGATCAGTTTGTGCTCGCCTTCCCTCTCAGCTTCGAGCGTCTTGATGCGGCCTTCAGCCTCGCTCAGCTTGCGCTCCAGTCGCTCTATGTTGGCCTCAAGGCGCTCGATCAGGGTCCCGAATCCCTGACGGTCGTCGATCTTCTCCTGCATGCGCAGTTTCCGGTTCTGGATCAGATAGCGAGCGGCAAACGTCAGCAGCCCCAACAGCGCGCCCGTGCTAATCCAGCCGCGTAGGGCCTCGATCGCGGTCCCGGTCATGGCTCACGGTCCCGGAGAGCATGCGAGTGGCCAGCCATGTTGCGAACACCAGGCCAGCTATCGAAACGGCCAGATGTAACACCGTGCCAAACCCCCATGCCGAAAGCGACGCCGCACTCTAGCGCAAAACAGATGTTGGTGATAACCTCATGTGTATGAATTTGCGTCCGAATTGGAGCAAGTTGCAGGGCCAGAGCGACGTTCGCAGCCGTCGAGAGCGCGCAAATGAGCACCAGCACCGGCAGCATCCGATAGCGCAGGTCGTCCCACGCCATGTAGGCGGCGATCGCCACGAACACCTCGCACATCGTATAGACCCCGGGCCGGCTTTCCGCGCCGCCCAGGAACCAGATCGCGTTAGACGCGGACCAGCTAAAGACGAGCGCTATGCCGACCCAGCGCAAGTCGCGCTCACGCCACGTCGCCCATAGCGCCAGCAGCGCAAGGCTCCCGTAGAAGGCCGCGAGCAGCATCAGGCCGTCTTGGGCGTACCGCCGCCGAGCGTCGTAACCTCGCCCTCGGTCAGCCCGCATGCCGTGCCGTGATCCTCCAGCGCGTCCTGCAGCGCCTTGTGGTGCGCGCGCGTCGCAGCCTCCACCTTGCGCAGCGTCGTGCGGATGTTCTTCGCGTGTTCGGCCGGCGTCTTCATTGCTGCTCTCCTGATTGCCAAAGGGGTGGGGTCACGCCGCGATCTCGGGAATCGTCGCCAGCACCTGCGCCAGCATCGCCGACTGACCGGCATTGTTCGCGTGCAAATTGTCGGCGCCGCCGTAGGTCGCGTTCCACGTCAGGCGATCGTGCGCGTTGGACAGCGCACCAAGGAAATCGACGTACCGGATACCCGCGCCGAAATAGCCGCCAGTGATGTCGGCCGACAGCGACGTGATGAACGCCTGCGTCGTGCCGTTCGTCGTCTTGGGAGGCGGGATGCACAGGATCGGCTCGGCGTTGATCTGCCGGCAGGCGTCGATGAAGCCGCCGACATTCGAGCGCCAGGTCGCGAGAACGCTGTCGTTCGTGCCCATCGCCATGAAGGCCGTGCGGGGGCGCAGGTCGGTCAGGTCGTTGAGGCGACCAGCCATGTCCGCGCTGCTCTCGCCCGATCGCGCGGCTACTAGGATGCCGTCATAGGCGCTAGCAAGTTGGAAGATCCAAGACGGATTGGTGACGCCGGTTGCTGTGCCTTCGCCATTGCTGTCTAGGATGCCGACTGCTCGCAGGTTCCGCGGCGCGTTGATCGCGAAGTTCGCCCATTTGTGCGCCACGTCCCCGGCGATATGCATGAAGCCGGGCTGACCGTGGAATCGCGCCGAAACCGCTCCAGCGCCGAACGTGCCCGATACCGTGGCGCTCGCCAGCGTCACCGTGTCCGTGATCGTTGCGGTGATCGTCAGGCCGTTGATGACGACGACATGCGTATAGATGCGTCCGGCCGTCAGCGCAGCAGGCAGCGCCACTTCAGCGGCAAGCGTCCCCGCCGTCGCTGAACCGTTCCATGCATACAGCCGGATCTTGTTCGCGACCCCGTCGATGATCGATACGGCCCCGCCCGTGCCCGTGTTGGACGAACGCGGGTTCGTGCAGATCCCGAAGATGCTCGCGGCATCGTTCACCAGATGGCTCGCTTCCAGCCTGCGCTTGTGTAGGCTGGAATAGTTGTTGAAGACGGCGAACTTGTCCCAGCCGCCAGTCCCTGTCGCCGCCAGACCGCCCGCGCCAGGCGTGAAGTTCGCGCCGATCGTCCAGTTTGCGGGCGCCGCCGCGAACGTCTCTCGCGCGATCGTCAGCGGACCCTTGATTGTCTCATAGGACGCGCGGAAGCTCGCCTTCGTCGCGATCTCCATCGTGACCGATATGCCGATCGTGAAGCCGGACGAGAAGGTGACGGTCGCGGTATCGCCGACCGCATAGGGGCTGGCGGGAATATTGTAATAGCTGCCGCCGCTGAGATAGGCGGCATTGTTGCCCGTGATCTTGCGGTAATAGAAATAGCTGTCAGCAGGCGCGAACTGGCGATCGATCGTGATCGGGTTCACCCCGTCAGCCAGCACGACAGGCCATTCCGCCCATTTGCGGGCGCCCCCGTTGAAGGTGCGCCAAAACTCGAGCATTCCGGTACCGGCGCCCTGAAGCTGAATGCTTACACTGGTCACAATCCCGGCCGCCGGAGTCTTGGTACCTGGCAGCAGCGCGTTGTTGGCATTGCCGGATGGCGTGAATCCGGTTTGCCCGATCGTGATGGATTGTGCCGGAGAGGACTCAACTCCTGCGACGACCGCGTCCGTTAGGCGGTCGCCTTCCAGTGACGCGACGCGCGGCTCGACAGGCGCATCGACCGCGCTGACTGTGTACGCTAGCCCGAGCTTTACCGTCGTTGCGGAAGAAAACACCGCCATGGTGTCTCCCACAACATAGGTCGCGTTGGTAGAATTGAAGGTCAGACCGGTTGCCGTCTCTTGCCGCAACGAGCCCCCCGATATCCGGCGTACCATTATGGTGCTCCCGGCTGGCGCGGATAGGATGCCGAATGGGTTTTCAGTTGGTACGCCGTCCAAAAATGCCACTGAAGTAGCCAGCGCCAAGATCACCCGAGTCGAAACCTGCACAAGCGCTACGTCTTGAACCGAGGATGAGCTAAGCTTCAGCGTAACGCTTTCTATCTGGCCAGCACGATCCAGGATGATGCCGTTCGACCACCACGGAGAGCCGGCGTTGGCCGAATCCGACGTTATGGTGCCATAAGTCGTCGGTGACGGATTGCCCGGGTACCCGATCGCGGCCACGCCAACCGTGGCCGCGACAATCGCATCGGCCGCGGCCGCGGTTGCAGCGCTAGCCGCCGTCCCGGCGGTGGCTGCATCGGCTGCTGCAGATGCAGCTGCTGCATTTGCGGATACTGCATCGACATCTGCAATCCGCTCAAATCCAGCCGGCGATACGGACCACCGAAATATGCCAGAATTTGGCACTGTGCCGCCGACGACAGGATCAGTGTGCGTACCCGCATCGGTAAGTGGGACCTCCGCAACCTGCCCCAGCGTGATCGCTGGGTATAAGGTCGGTGTAACAGCGTCGCTGGCGGCACTGGCATACGTGGCATATTCACGACGACCGGAGGTTATCACGCCTCTTATGCTCTCGATCTGAGCGGCATTTTCAGCAATACTTGGATCCTGCCCATAAAGCGGGTCCACCTCGTCTACCAAGACGCCTGCCGAGGTGAAGAGGCGGACGCGATAAGCGATGTCCGGGGCGAGATAGATGCTGGGGAAGAGGCCGAAGGCGTTTGCCGCGATCGGGTTTGGCAACGTCGTGCTAAGCGTCTCGTCAGTATAAATATTTGTGAGTTGGCTGGTCCCACTCAAGCAGAAATGATATTCGGCGCCGGGGGCGATAACGCCCGTCTGCACGGTGGCGCGCACAAAAGGAGACGTAAAGAGTTGAGACATGAACGAACCCGCTGCTTGGAGGCATGACCCACCTGCGGGGTTCGTCTGTCCCCTCCTTACGCGATGTTGCGGGTCGGGGCAAGTTTCGATATACGCAAAGCTATGCGCCTAGCCATCATCGCGGCAGTCATCGTCCTGCCCGCCTGCACGCCCGCCCTCACTGGCTCTAACGCCCGTGGAGGATCGATTCATATGGGTCTCGGGCCCGACAAACGCGCGAAAGCCTTTAATCTCGCCGAGCAAGAATGCGGGAAAGCTGGACGCGTCGCACGCGAAACTGGACATAGTGAATGGGATAACTCGTACCGCTACGAATGCGTAGATAAGTGACGCCATTGGAGTTCACTGCGGCATCAGCAGCTACCTACGCTGCGGGCGCTCGTCTCAAATGGCTGCGCCTCGCGCTACTTGGCGGCTTTCTCCTGCTCATTCCCCTCGGGGCCTGAAGCCGCCGCACGGCCAACCGGAATATTGTCATTTGCACCGAGCAGCGCGCGCTGAAGGGCCGTCACTTCGCTCGCAATGGCCGGGTCGCGGGCTGCGATCTGCGGCAGGCGCGCGATATGTGCTGCAATCGCTGATGGCGTGGTCTGGCGCGGTGCCGTCGCAAGCCAGCGGGTCATATTTGGCGACATCAGCGCCCGGGCGGAGAGATTGCGGATGGCAGCACCCGCACCGGTCAGCGCGGCGCCGGCTGCGACACCGGTTGCGGCCCCGGAGACGCCGCTAAGCAGCGTACCAGCCGTGCCGCCGCCAACGACATTGCGCAGGAACGCGCCCCAGTTGGCAACCTGCCCTGAACGGCTGTTGTTGAGCCGTGCCGCGGTGTCACGATAGGCTGACGAGAGCAAACGCAGGTTTTCGATCGATCGCGCGCCATAGTCACCGAAGATCGTCCTGCGCGCCGCCGGGGAAAGCCCGCGCGCGCTGCTGATGAAAAGCGCTGGCGAGAAGTCTTCATCAGCCGAGCGGCGCCCGAGGCTAGCCGCGACCGTTGCGGCATAGTCCGCGCGCTCCTCGGGGCTCAGTTTATCGACCATGCGCTGCAGACGGGCGGAATCGCCGTTCGGGCCGGACATTGCCCGAATGCGCGACATCACCTGTTCTCCGCCCAAGCGATCATCCTGGCGCCCGATAACCCGCTGCACGACCTGCCGGATTTCCGCCGACCGCTGCGCATTGAAGCGATCGGCGCGGCGATAGGCATTAACGGCTGCGGGCGCGCTTTGCGAGAGATCGCGTTGGATGTCGGTTCGGGCTGCGTCCATGACTTCGCCGACGATGCGCTCGGCCGGCGTGTGCATGAGGTTCCGCTGGCTGATATTGCCGCGCAGGTTAGTGCGGATATCGCGCATATCCGCCAGCGTCTTGTTCCCGCTCGCGAGATCGGCGCGAATATCGTTGAGATAGTCGATGGTCGCACGATTGCTGTTCTCATTGCGCGAGAGTTCGGCGATATGCGTGTCGAGCGCCGCGAGTGCCTCGGTCGGCGTCACCTCGGCATCGCCCGCCATCTGCGCCGCCCGATTGTACATGCGGTTGCGAACATCCCGGCTGCGCGTGACGAAGCGCTGGCCGGCATCCTGAATGCGCTGGCCGAGAGCGCCTCCCTCCTGTGCAGCACCTGCACCGCCACCGAGCGCCGCAGCGCGCGTCTCAAGGCCCTCTCGCGTCGATTCAAGGGCTGCCCGCACGGGTCCGCCGCTGCCGGGCGACGATTCCAGATAGGCCATGCGATCACGCGTCGCAGGGTCGAGAATCGGGCGGCTGAGCGGCACACCCTCCGCCTGCCCGGCGCGGGCAAGAGCAACGGCATCGGCGCCGCCTGGCGGGACGCGCGGACCACCTCCAGAAGCGCGGGCCGCGATCTTGTCGGCGAGCGTGCCCCCTGCCCAGCCGAGGGCGGCCCCGGTACCGCCGCCGAGCGCTCCGCCTTTGAAGCGGTCCAGAACACCTTCACCATTGGAGTCGCCGCTGCCGAACCCGTAGGCTGCCCCATAGCCGCCACCGAGCGCGGCAAACTGCCCGGGCGTGCGTGCGCCGCCAGTCGGCAAGAGAAGCGCCCCTCCCAGCTGGCCGCCCATGCGGGCATAGGGATTGACCTTCTCGTCGATGCGGTCGATCCCGCGTTCCTTGCGCAGGTTCTCGGCCATCGTCCCGCTGCCGAACAGAGTGGTCGCGCCGGCCGCCAGTTCATCCGCCATGCTGAGCGTGACGCTGTCCGCTGCGCCGCGCACCGCGGCATCGACGGCGCCGAACGTCGTATCTCGATCCTCTGCGGTGACGTCCCGGCCGCCCTCGACAACCGTGTCAGAAATCGCGCCAGGATCTTCGCCGTACTTCCGCTTGTATTCGGCGCGCTGCTGTTCGGTTGGATTGTCGGAAAACCCGAGCGTCGCCGCCTGCTCATAGAGCAACTTGCTTGGGTAGGTCGTGAAGGTGCCATCAGGATGCTTGATGCGCACCTCGCCGCTCGGCATGAACTCAGCCGCCTTGTCGGGACCGTTCACACCTGCGAGCTGGTCGATGATAGGGCTCAGGCCGTCCTGCGAGACGGTCTTGTCCGTCCCTGATGTCGGTGCGTCGAGATCCGCCATTCCCGCGGCGGCAAGAGCCTTGTCGATGCTGGCCGCAGATCCGCCAGCCTTGACCTTGGCCGCCGCGAGCAGGACCTTCAGTCGCTTGCGCTTGTCGGCAACGACGCTGTCGCCGTCGCCGATCTGCGGGAACAGGGAGCGACGATATCCGGAAAGCTGCTCCTTCGTATAGGCCGCGCCGGTGCCCAACGTGAGGGCGGCATCGAGCAGGTTCTCCTGCGCCGCCTCTGCACGCTGGCGAGACGAGCTGTTGACCATGTTGGCTGCCGTATCGCCGAACACGCTGCGAACCGTCTCCGCAGCCATGCCGGGCCGCAGCGCGCCAGGATCTTTCGTACCGATATCGGTCAGCGTGCCCAATTCATCGGCTACGCGCGTTGCCAGAAAGCCGGCCGTGCGCTCGCTCTCGGTCCCGCCTTCCGCCGCCTTCTTCGGGGCGACACCCTGCGCGCGATAGGTGTCGAGCTCCTGCTGGTGCTCGGGCTTGATCCGGCCCGCTACCTCAAGCTCGATCAGCTTGGCGATGCGTGGATTCGTCGCCGTCTTGGTCGGGTTGAGGGCCATCAGTAATCCAAGTCGCTGAGATCGGTCGGGATACCGCGTCCGCCGGCCGCGATCGCCGCCCGGTCCTTATCCCGCTCGCGGAACCGAACGCGCCCTTCCGAACGCGCCTCACTGGATCGGGCATCAGCGCGCTGCGCCAGACCGAGGCGTGCCTGCGAGGTCATGATGGTGTTGTTTGTCGCTCGCTCCTGCCGTGCGTTGTCGGCTGCTGTGTCCTGCGCCTTCAGTCGCTGCTCGAACGTCATGCCCATGAGCTTGTCGCGCAGGAGCATGTTGTCGCTGAGATCGGCCTGCGCGAGCTCCTCTTGCGTGAACCCCTGTTGCAGGAGCTGCGGGCGAAGCTGCTCGAATGCTTGCTGCCGCTGCTCGCCCGGGGGAAGGGCCAACAGCGCATCGGCCGCATTCGCCTTGACCGCGAGATGGTCGGTAACGCGCTTCAGCTGCGCCTCGTCCGCCTTCATCGCGAACCCCTGCAGGTCCAGCGCCATCTTCGGATCCAGCTTCGCGAGATCGCCGAGCGCTTCCCGGTTGATCGTCAGCGGCGAAGACGCGTTCGGGTCAGTGTTCGGAGTCAGGGCCCTCGCTGTAGCCTCGCGCGCCTGCTTTTCGCGCGCCGCCTCACGAAGACGCGCACCACGCTCTGGATCGAGCGCAGAGATCGCCTCGACGCCCGCATCCGGGTCCTTGGCGTACAGCGCCATCGCATCGTCGGTGCGCTTCTGCTGCCCGATCTGGCGGCCCGCCTGATATCCCCCGAGCGCAGCCTGGGCGAAGTTGGGCGTGTTGAGGAGGGAGAAGTCAGGCATCAGTAGTTCCTCGACGGGTCGGCGAACCCGCCATAGGAACGGGGATCGACAAGGTCGCTACTGGCCGCAGCTCCGCCATAGCTCGAGCGCATGCCCTGCGAGAGCCCGTAAGCCGAAAGCGCACTGCCGAGCGCGCTGTTGATCGCGCCGCCGGTTGCCAGAGCCGCGTTCGCCGAGGTGTTCGCGGCGTTGTTGTTGTTCTGCGTCACCGAGTTGGCATAGTTCTGGCTGACCCCCGCCTGCGCCGATGCCGCCGCCAGCCCCACGCCCTGCTGGTTCGACAGATAGCCCATGTATTTGCCGAACTCGTTCGACGCATAATCCTGCCCGTATCTCAGGAGCGACTTCTGCGCGGCCCCGCTTTCGAGCAGGCCGCGATTGCCGAGCGCTGACGTGACGCTCTTTTCGCCCTGCTTCAAGCGGCTGTCATAGCCGGTGGAATCGTAATAGGTCTGGAGCGCAGCTTTCGCTTTGGTCGGGTCGTCGCCAATCCCGAGCAGAGAGTCGATCGCTGCCGTCGCCGGAGCACCCGCTGACAGGTACGGTGCCAGCGCGGCCTTGTTCTGGTTGTAGATGTCCTGCTGGAGCGCATTGTTCTTGTCTGCGGTCTTGGACGCGGTCTTGGACGCCTTGCTGCTGGCGGAGGACGACGCGACCCCGCCAACAACCGCCGCACCGACGATGGCAACAGCAACCATCAGGCGTCTCCCAGCCAGCATGAATAGTGCGTCTCGACTTTGGTATAGCCCAGCCGATCGAACAGCCAGGAGGCGTCGAGATGCGTTTTCGAGCCGACGAACATGCGCTGGACGCCGCGCCTCTTGGCTTCCGCCTCGACTGCCTGAAAAAGCAGCATGCCCCCATGTTTGCCCCGATGTTCCGGCTTCAGCCAGAAAATATCGAGATGCAGCGTGAGGCACGTCGAATAGTGCAGACCCGGCGCCATGAACCCGACGAAATACCCGACGAGCTCGCCGCCTTCCCGCATAGCGATGGTGAGCACCTGGCCGCGAGCGTCGCGGGCCAGATACTCATCATATTGAGGCGAGAGCGGTACCTTGTCCTGATCGAGGGCCAGCTCCGCATAGTGGAGCGGCAAGAGGGGCTTCACCTCTTCCAGGAACGGCGCGAAGGCTTCCGGGGCTGCCGTCAGCATACCCGGATATCCACAATGATCACAATGCGATCGTCGGCGCTGTTGTTGGTGACGCTATGCACGGCGCGGTTATCGAACCACCATGCTTCGCCCCCAGACATCTGGATCACCTCCTCTCCGCTTTTCGTGACGCAGCCGGGGAGCGACTGAAGCACGATATGGTATCGTTGATAGAAGGTCGCCGGCGCGCCCTGATCGGCATGGGCAGCAATCGACTTGCCGGGCGCCAGACGCGTGATAATGACGCGGCCGAGCTGCACGCCACCGACGCGGCGCATCAGGTTCAGGACGAGATCCTTGACCGGAAGCTCGCTCCATGCGGGAAAGGGGTGCGCCTGAATGTCGTTGACGACATCGCCGGTCACATCGTTGAACATGACCCAGATGTCGTCTGCATCGGCGTGCGGGCTGTCTGGGTAGGTCGTGCGGAGGTCGTTCGCGTTCCACAGGTCCGGGCGCGTCGAAAGCGCCGACAGGATCGGGAGGACGTCGATTTGCTCGCCGAGCTTCAGGAAATGTCGCAAATGATCAGCCCGCTCGTAAATCCCCGCTGTGGGGCTGATCTACCGCCTTCACTAACCTATTCGGCCGCCATCATCAAGCCCGTTCAAAGCTCACGCTCGTAGCTTCCGCCAGGCGGTGAGATTGGTCGCCCGTCTCGAACAGGGCCCGCCGCCTCTGGACTCGCAGCAGCGCCAACCGAGTGCCGGTCATTGATCTGGGCAACGGCCGAATTGTCGTTGGTGTATTGGTAGGTAACCGAGCCCCCTGCCCGGCTCGGCTGATCATAGAAGATGTACGCCGTGTAAGTATCAGGCGAGACGGAATAGGGGACACCCGTAACCGCGCCTCCCGAGACTGAAACCGAGGTTGGTGGATCTGTCGCATAGGTGCGGGTGTGCGCCGAAATCGTGACGGTCACGCTTGCCCCCGCATCTGCCGCAGAAAGCGTCAGCCCACTTACGTAGCTGTTCGCCAACGCCGACGAAGCGGTGACGGCGTCTGCTGACGTCTGCGCGGCATCGGCCGCCGTGTTGGCCGTCGCCGCCGCGGTGTTCGCGGCATCGGCCGCAGCCTGGGCGGCGTCGATCGCCTCCTGAATGCCCGGTAGCTCGAGGATGCCATTGACCGCCGTTTCCACCTGCTGGACAACCGACTGCCACCAGCGCGAATAGGTGAGCGTCGGTGTGCCGTCCGGATTGATCAGCCGCTGATTGGCCGGCAGGCGCGGCAGCTTGATCGGAGCGACGGCCATTACCGCGACCGCCCGCCAAGCGCTTCGTTGACCTTGACGTAACTGATGCGCGACGGGCGAGGGTCGGTGATTCGGAACTGGAACACGTAATTGTCCTGATCGACCATCCCGACGCGCCGGAAGACAACGCGCTGCCTATAATGACCCTGCTCTCCCAGGCTTGTCTCCCGGAAGTCGCTGAACGTGTTCCCGCCATCCCGCGACGTGCGCATTTCCGCAATGCCCGCGGTCGATGGCGTGCCACCTGTATCTCCAACCGAGCAGTTCAGGGTGATGTTGTCGAGGAACATCGCCTTCTTGATCAGCACGGTAAACCAGCGCTGCAGCGGGTCGCCATCATCACTGATCGCATCGGCGTCCAGTTGCCACAGCTGGCCGGTCTCGTCATCGCCAACGACGATCAGGCGCCCGTATAGCGTGCCCGTCAGCGCCCGCCACTTGCCCCGCCCGTAGCTGGAAAAACATGTCCACTGCTGTGTGGCCACGTCGAACAGGAATGTTCCGTCGCTGGTGTTGAGCGCGTAGAAGGTGTGCCCGAACCATGGGAATGCCCAGGCATTGAGATCGTCAACACCGGAACCCGCAATGCGCTCCTCTATGCCGTGGTCAGAAACACGCTGCGGGGCGCTGTCGCCGCGGTACACAATGCCGTCGTGGCCGACCCAGAACACCGAATTGTCGAGCTTGGCGATACCGTCGCGGGCCAGACACCCCTTGTCCATCAGCCGGCCCTCAACGCGCTGGATCGGGATGTCCGGGTCGCCGGTCGTGACGAAAATCTCCGTGACCTGCTCGCAGAACACCCACACCTGATCGCTGACGATCGACAGACCGATGACGTCGCCGGTCGATTGCTCGGCTGAGACGTAATCGAGTCCGTCCCACACCATCGGATCGAGCGTGAAATAGATGCGGCGCGAGTTCGCCCGGGTCGCCAGCGCATAGCCGCCGATAAACCCGACAGACGTTACGCCAGCATTATCCGGAAAGGAGATTTCGGTGACCGTCGCCCCATCCGACGCATAGAGCTTTTCGCCCGTCGCGATGAGCAGCGCGTTCAGCGTGCCATCCATGCTGACCCGGCCCGCCCCCTCGATCGTGCCAATCAGGTCCGCGCCGTTATAGAGTTCTGTCCCGGAGACGGTGAAAAGCGAGTCTTCCAGCGCACCCGGCTTCTGGAACACGCCGCGGTTCGGACCCGTGCCCAGCGGTTCGCCATAGGGCGACAGGCCCGGACGCGGCAGCAGGACGATGCCGCCGGGCTCGGCTGGCGTCTTCTCGACGAACAGGTTCTCCAGGCGGATCTGCGGGATGTCCGCCCGGCGATAGGACTGGATACCATAGGGGATTTGCATGTCAGCTCGCCAGCTTTACCGCGACATCGACCGCGCCGGATGCGGAGATCAGGTCATAGCCAGCCGGGGATTCATGCGTACCGTCGCCGGTGTACCCGAACGCCGCGCCGGTGACCTTCCAGATACCGTTATCGCGAACCGTTTCGAGCTGATCGGAGATTTCGAAATACCCGTTGTTGTTTCCAGCAATTGATCCGGCACGCACATAGCCATTGTAGATATTGCGCTGCGCCGTTTGGCCGACCGTCGTTTGGTTGCCCGTCGTCGCCCAACTGTCGGTTGACGTACTCTTGTGGCTCTGCGTCCCAAGCGTGATCCGAGCACCCGGGTTCGCGGCAAGGATCTCCGCCAGGATCAATTCGACATTCGTCCTGCAAGTCGCGGCCGATGCCGCGTTGTTGTAGATGTCGTTGAACCCGAGATTGAAGAAATAGTGCGACGCATAGGGCAACAACTTCTTGCGCTGCGTGGCGAGCGTCGGCCAAAGATCGGCGCGCATGCCGCCAGTCGCGATATTGACGAACGGCTGATCTGTCGGGATCGAACTGGCAATCTCTCCGAGTTGGCCAGGCCCGGCTGCCGTTGCGCTTTCGTTCGAATCTCCAAAGCCCGCGGTCTTGCTGTCGCCGATGCCAAGGATCGCCTTGGCGGAGGTCATGGCAATGATCGCCATGGGCGGCACGGAATAATTTCCGCTTGAGGTGATGACACCGCCCATCGTTCTGTCCGCGACGCCAGATGCAGCCGTCCAGGTCAGGTCGCCCATCGCGGTATTCCGCCACGAGTTATAAAGCACGCCCGTCGCGCTGGTCTTGTACATCAAGATCCAGAACGTGGCGCCGGCCGGGATACCGAGGTTACCGGTCGTCATGTCGGTTATGATCAACGTTGTATCGGGGATGACCGTTGATGCGCTGCCAGCGTCGAATGTGATCTGCTTGTAAGTCCCGGCGGGGAATTCGACTGACGCAGTGCAAGTGGTCGATCCGCCTAAGCCCGTCTCGGTCGACGACGAATCGAGCATCCGGAAGTTGGCGATTGCGATTTTCAGCGCTGTAATATCGGCAGAAGCGACATGCGCCGTCCGCGACATGATTTGCTTGTTGGAAAGAGCGACGCTGCTGAGCGGTCGGGCGCGGGTGGCTACAAAGCGTTCAGACGTCCCTGCCCCCATGAGCGCAGCAACATTCGTCCCCCAGGCCATCCGCCGACGCATCAGGTAAAATCGCCCACCGCGATGACAGAGACGTTAGCGCCGGTCGTGACCTTCCACGCGCCCGAAACGCTCTTGATGCCCAGCGGCACGAAGAACGGGATCAGCGTTGCGACACTCGACGCACCGCCGACGAACACGGGGATCGAGATCGCGTTGTCGAGGATCGTCACCAGACCCGGCGATGTGGTCGCGGGGATGATCAGGAGGCCGTTCAGGAGGTCACCGGTCGCGCCTGCCGCTCCGAGAGCCTGTCCCGTCTGCGAGGCCGCCACGGTCTCGTATTCCGTGCCAGGATCGGACGTGACGAGCGGGGCTGACGCCGAGCCCAGCCCGCCGACGCCAGTAACAAGCGTGCTCAGCTCGGCATATCGCGACTGCCCGCCATAAGTGACGAGGACTTGGTCGGCCATCAGAAATTCCTCCCTCGAATTAAATGGTTGCGAGGCGACATCAGAAATTACGCCCTCTGTAGCTGCCCATAAAGACGGACGCGGGCCGGTCCTGATCGAGCATCTGTTGCTCGAGCGACGCGGCGCGTTGGGCGATGATCTGCGCGGTTGCTGGATCGGTACGGGCGACGCCGAACGTCTGGACGAGCCGGGCTGCCAGCGCGACATAGACTAGCTCGGTCCATTCCTGCGGAATATCGACCGTCTCGGCGCCGTCTGTCACGTCCTGCGGGATGCGCGAATAGGTATAGAGGATCGGCGCGTCCGCGATCGGCACAGGCCACAGCGTCATGGTGATGCCGGTCGTCTGCTTGTCGAGAAAATAGGCGGTCGGATAGCCTGCCTGCGCCTTGTTCGGGATCTGGCGGTATTGGCCGTTTTCCCAGCGCGCCAGCGGACGCTCGAATGTCGTCGCCTGCAGAAACCGCGCCTCAACCACGTCCAGGCAATAGGGCTCGAGCGTCATCGTCGCAGTGTCGGCCGGGAAGATCGTCTCGCCCTGCGTCTCGCGGAACAGGTTGAGCCCGCGCGCCGGCCAAGATTTCAGCATCCAGTTCAGTGCGCGAATCCCAGTCGCCGTCTCTTCAGCGGTCGGCGCCTCCCCGGACGAGAGAACGCCCAGCTCCTCCATCGCGACTTGCACGATCTCCGAAACGATCAGCTGCGAGGTGATCAGGCCCGACGTGGTCACAGGTCACCCGGCGTTACGGTCCCGACGAACACGTCAGGTGGCTCAGGGGCGGCGTCAGGCCGTGGCAAGCCCTCGGGATAGACATTTGGCGGGGTCAACTGTGGCGGCCTCTCATCCCAGTCCTCCGGGCAGACGCGGACGCCATCCCAGCGGAGGAGCATGTCATTCAGGCGATATTTAAAGCCACACGATGCGCAGATCCCCCACGCACCCCCTGGCTGCCAATGCTGCGGAACGATGCGCACAGGTTCATCCCTTCGAATCTGCGGGAGCGGCACAGCCACCCCCGCAGTTCTTCATCAGGCGCCGGCGTTGCCCAGGACGGCTCGCCAATCTGCGGCGCCAGCGGCAAACCGCATCGTCGCCTTGGCCTTGGCGTTCTCGGTGTCGAAGTCGTTGTCTTTCGACAGGGAGACTTCGCGCCGCCAGAAGGAAACCAGGCCGTTCGGGATGTCGGTCTGGACATACCAGCTGTCCGTGTCGGTCAGGTACTTGTTGACCACGACGTCCGGCACGATGCCCATGGCATTGAGCGCGTTGATGTCGTTGTTGTTGGTCCCCGAACGAAGCACCGAGTTGAGCACCCGGGTGGTCGTGAACGCATCTTCGGGATTGATGATGATGCGCTTGATGCCGCCGTTGATCGGGAAACCACGATTGTTCTGCAGTCGCCACACAGCCTTGGTCGCGTCTTCCATGGCTGCTTCGGAGAAGTCCGCCGCAGTCAGGAGGTTCGACTGGCTGCCGCTCAGCGTCGGGTGAGACGCCGAGAACAGCGGCTGGCCGTCGCCGATCGGATAGGCACCGTCGAAACCGCGGTTGAGCACGTTCGCGTGAACGAATTCCGCCGTGGTACGCATCGACCATGCGAGATTGGCCGATCGGGACTGGCTGACTTCCTCGTAAAGGTTGTCCTCCAACTCCTCCTCGGTGACGATATAGCCCAGCCCGTAAACCACGTGCTGGAAGATCGCCACATAGCCTTCGCTGTCCGAATCGTACTGGATCGGCGCGGCTTCGGTCTTCGACGGGGCGAGACCGAACGTGGTTCCCTCCGCCATGCGCTCCTGGTACTTGTTCGACGAGAGCTTCTCGAAGATCTTGGACCAGGTGGCCGGCTCCTTCTCGTAGTTCAGGCCGAACCAGCGCTTTACGCCGGGCCAGAGAGCGTCGGGATGCGCACTGCGCGTGATGATTCCTGCAGCCATTGCTCAGTACCCCCTTAAACGCCGGTGGAGCCGGCAGCGCCGGTCTCGGTCGGAAGATTGATGGAAGCGAGCCACTTGGCGTTCGCACCGAAGACGTTGTCGGCGCGGATCTGCAGGCCGATGAGACGCATCTGGAGCGTCGCCCCAACTGCAGCCGTCGAGCTGTCGAGCTGCCATGCGGACAGGCCGGTGTAGGTGCTGGCCGTGCCCGCGACGAGGTCGCAGTTCAGATCGGTGCTGGCCGCCGTGAGCGCGCCGCCGACGCTGTCCTCCTGCACCTCGTAGAGGAGCGCGGGGTCATCCGTGACGAGGATGTATTCCGCCGTCGAGGCCGCACGCAGGCGGGGAGGGATAAGCGTGCTGTTGCCGCCCGGCCGGATACCGACGCAGACCCCGGTGATGCGGTTGGTGGCGCCGGCAGTTGCGAGCGTGACGGTCGGGACGCCGGCAGCGTCGGCGCCGCCCGCGATGATCACGGGGTCGCCGATGCCGATGGCGGTCGCGTCCGTTGCTGGAACATAATAGGTGCGGCATGCCCCCATCCAGGGAGAGCCGTTGCGATAGCGCCGGGGCGTGAGCCCGGTCGGTGCATTCGAGTTTGCCATTCTTCAACCCCTATCCGGGGCGAAAGATCAGAACCCCGGTTTGCGTGAAATTTGGTTGCCTTCGGGGACGTAGGACGTGCCCGGCTGGCGGCGGTCTTCGGGACTGGTGCTGGAACCGCGCTTGATCGCCTCTTCCCGCTTGTCGAGCAGGTTGGTTTTCTTGCGTTGGTCGTCGTTGTACCATTCCGCGTATTTCTCCATGAGGACGAGCTTGCCTTCGGAATCACGCGCTTCCGGTACGGGTTCGACATTGGGCGTTACGTCCCAATCATCGCGGTGCATGGCCTGCTGGCGGCCAGATGCATCCCGGACCCAGCGGGAGGTTTTACCCTCACGGTCCAAACGCTCTTTTACTTCTGGAGGTATCGACAGGGCCATCCGCCCCATCCGATCTAGGTCGCCGTCATCTCGGCGGCGGCGCTCTCTGCGCACCTCTTCGGCGCGGGCCGAAGGTTGAGTGAGTGCTGGTTGTTCTGCCAGCTGATTGGGGCTCTGGGCCCTATCGTAAACTCCTCGCGGCATCTTCTATATCCTTTTCGACGGCGGCGCAATAGGCTGCCTGATTTTTAGGCAGCGCCGGTGTTCGTGAAGTAATCCTTAGCGTATTCAGCCTTGGACTTCTCCGGATCCGACCCGAATTTCTGCTTGTAGAGATCGGCATACCGGTTCGCCGCGGCCTTCGCTTCCGGCGGCAGGTCAGCGTACGATGTGCCTTTGCGTCCGATCGCGGCGCGAGAGGCTGGCGCGTTGACGCTCGGGGGCTTCTTGCCCGCCGGCGCCGGCTCACCGTCATCGAACAGCTCGGGGAAGCGCTTCTTCACGCCGGCCGATGCCGCTGCCAGCTGCTGTTCCACCGACTTGCCGGCCTTGGCCTCCCGCATAGATATGGCCTGTGCATAGGCGGTCGCATCGTCATCCTTGCCGTACCACGGGTTGTCGCGCGCGAACGTCTCTTCCGGATTGCCCAGGTCGCTGACGACCGTTTTCTCCAGGCTCGCCATCTCGCGCTGAGCGGCGGCGGCGGCTGTCTTGTCGCCCTCTTCGACCGCCCGCTCCCACCGCGCGTTGATCTCGTCCGCCTGCACCTTCAGCGCGCGTTCGGTCTGGCATGTCGCGGTCGCTGCGAGCCGATCGACCGTGTCCTTGAGGCCGCGCACCGTGTCCTTGAGACCGCTGGAAATCTCGCGCTCAGCAAGGATGAACTCCTCCGCCGGCTTCCACTTGCCCTCGGGGCCGGTGTACTGGTCCTTCGGCTTCCACTTCATCTTGACCGCGAGCTGTTCGACCGGGGTCAGTTCGGCGGGCGTGTTGTCGGCGCCTGCGTCGGTGATGACCTCGACGTCTTGGCCGTCGTCGCCATCGTCTGCGAGTTGGGTTGCCATCACACCATCTCCTCATCGAGAATGACCGCAATGTCGCGATCCTGCAGGACACGTGCGTCCTTGCCGTCCGCCAGCTTCACCCGGAACCCGGCCAGCTTGGCGAAGATCACCGCGTCGCCCTCCCCCGGCTCCTGACCGGCATAATCGGCGGCGGTGAAGGCGGCTGGACCAACGGACACGACGCGACCGCGCTGTTGCACGATCTCTTCCTTGTCTCGCGTGGAATCGGGGATGAAGATCGCGCCCCTCTTCTCCTCTGCGGGCTCAGGAACGACGATCACGTTCCAGCCGGTAGCGCGCATGCCGAGGGTGCAGTCTTCGAGTTTGGGTATCGCCATCTGTGGCTCCTATTCTTGTGAGGGCGTCTCGCCCAAAATCTCGCAAAGTCGCTCGTAACCGGTGTCCATCAGGGCGCGGTAAGCGTCCTCTCGGGTCTTAAGCTCCAGGAGCAGCTCCGGGCTCGAAACCCGGCTCCCCCATGATGCCTCCACCCATGCCGTCTTCTGGTCCGCCGCCGCCGTTTCCAGTGCCCGGAACATCCACGTCGTCACCGGATTCTCCCGCCATGACAGGAAGTCGTCCTTCGTTACCGGCATCTGCGCCGCCTCCTTCTGATGCGCCTAGCGTGTGGCCGACATCGGCCCCGATCTTGGCGATTTCGGCCTTGATCTTTTCGACTTCAGCCAGGTTCTTCGCCGTCTCGCTCTGCGTCTTCTCCAATTCGGCGACTGCGGCCGGCGGAGGTGGCGCGTTCGGATCCGGCATGATCTCGTCGATATCCTCGATATCCAGCGCCTCCAGTGCGCGGCGATCGATGACGAGGTCGTTCAGCCCCTGACCGCGGAACCCGAGCAGCGCCTCAGCCTTCGCGACCCGCTGCATCTTCGTCACGCTCGACGGGTCGGCGACCGGCTTGATGTCCATGTCAGTCTCGTTGAAGTCCGCGGCGAAATCGGCCGCCGGATCGTCGAGAACCGCATCGTAATCCTTCGCCACGGCCTCCCCGCCGTATTTGGCGAGGTTCTGCGCCACCAGCGTGAATTCCTCGCCCAGCGACCGGTAAATGCGCTTGTAGATGGCGGTGAACACGGCAAGGCCCTGCTCGATCAGGGCGAGCGTGGTGCCAACCTGCCCCTGATTGCTCGCCTCACCCGTGATGACGTCCTTGACCGATGCGACGTCCTTCGCGGCGCCCAGGATCAGCTCGAGCAGGTTGAACATGATCTGCGATGCCCCCGGGAAGGTCCGCTCGTAGATGCCGTCCCGAAGCGCCTGACCGGTGACGGACACGGTCTTGTACTCGCCCGGCTTCCAGCGCAGCGTGTTGGTCTGGCCGTTGCCCTGAAGCCGCACGCCCGAGGCGAGAAACCCGCCGCCGGCGATCTGCGCATGACCCGCGTCGAACATCTGGTTGATGGTCGCATCGATCATGTCGCCCATCTGGCTCAGCAGATGCCCGAATCCGATGTCGTAGAACTCGCCCTTGGGATTCGGCAGGAACGGGTATTTGATGTAGAAGCGGCCGGGCGTGATCTTCGCTGCCTTGCCCTGCGCGTCCAGCTTCACGTCCTCGGGCGCGAAATTCGCCTCGATCTTCAGAACCTGCGACGTCTCGCGATCGACCGTCACGATGTACGGCTCGTCGAGGCCGTCCTTGTCCATGTCGATCAGGCGGTGCTGCTCCAGCAGCATGCGCGCGCCCTCTTCGTCATCGCCGATCTGGGGCAGAACCACGTCACGATACTCGCCCGATAGCTGGCGCTGGCGGATCTGGTACGGATAGACGTTCGGCATGCGCTCGGTGATGCGCGGGGTCGTCTTGAGGCTCTTGGCGGCAACCGGGACGATCAGGTCCAGCGCCGGCACATAGGCCGCGCACTGCTTGCCGTCCGCCCACCACAGCTTGCGGAACCCGCAGCCGGCGATGGCGATCTGGTAGAGCATGACGTCGGTGTCTTCTTCCCAATCGTCCATGCGGTATTCGACATAGACGTTGAGATAGTCGGACACGCGGTCTGCGCGCTTGGTCTTGGCGCCCGGCGGAATCTTCCACACCGGCTGCATCTGCGGCTGTCCGTCCGGTCCAGCGATCGGCTGGCCATCGGGACCTGCTACAGGCTGCATGACCGGGGTCATCTTGCCGCCGGGGCCCTGCTGCATCTCGGGGCGACCCTTGTCGGAGCCGATCACGCGGACGCGGACCATCGATCCTGACTTGCAGATGGCGGGATAGGCGCGGGCGTTGAACTGCTGCGCCGCGACGGTCAGGATCGGGAAATTGACGTCGCTCTGGCGGTATGCTGGCCAGTTGGCGATGTCCTCCTCGGTGAAGTCGCGCTCTTGCGCCGCCTTCTTGAGCGCGGAGACGACGACGGTCTCCCACGGCTGGCGGTCGCTGACGTCGAGCTCGTAATCGCGGACCACGTCCGCACCGAGCTTGGTCAGGGTCTGCTCGTCGAGCAGCGAACTGATGTCGCCTTCGAGCTGCGAAACCTGTTCGAGGAAGGCGAGTGCGTCCTCTTCGGGCGCGACTTCCTCGGGTGCCTGCTCGTCGATGTAGGGGGCGGTGGCCATCAGTCGTCAAACCCGTTGGCGCGGTTGACGATGTCGCATGCCGTGTCTTGCGTGATGAGATTGTCGCGGATCAGCTCAGCCGCCATGCCGACGAACATGTGCCGATTGCAGGGATATTCCTTCGGCCAATCGACCTCAGTTACCCCGAATGGCGAGCCGTCCGCGTATAGCCCGACGATGGCGAACGCGATGATATCCTTATCATCATCCACCAACCGGCGTGACCAGTGGAGGACGCGCCCACCCAGACCGCCAGCCACGCGGGCGGGCTCAATCTCCCGAACGGGCGCGTCCTTTGCCATCAGATACCCGCAGCCCCGCCCTGACCGCCGAAATAGGCGCGGTCGTCGTTCGGGTGCTTGGCGTCGTCGCGGTTCTGTTCGAGCGTCTCCGCGACATCGACGTTCGCGGTCTGCTCGGGATCGGTCGGGTCGTCGTGCTGGCCGGCGATCTCGTCGATCTTGGCGTCGGTCAGCTTGGCGGGGTCAATGACCTTTGCCAGCTTTGTGCCTTCGCCCTCGGGGGCAACGGGTGCGGCCTTGGTGGTGGCCGGCGTGTTCGTCTTCTTCGTCATGGTCGATCTCCAGGCTTTCCCCGCCTGGAGACCTAATTAGACATGTATTTGGGTCGGGATAGTAGTCGAATATCAAGGCCAAAAACTATGCGCCGGGGTTTTTGGCCTCCAACTCCGCAATTCGCCGCTCGATCTCGCTGACGTTCTCGGCATAGCCTTCGCGGCCCTTGCGGGAGGCGAGCTTGGCGCGGAGGGATTCGAGTTCATCGGGCATCACTGGTTCCCACTAATGTCAGGTACGGCGCGCCAACCTGCCTCAGGATATGCGTCCTAAGCCAAATCTCATGCTGCTGATGCATATCCGCGAGCCTTTGGTTCTGCTGAATCTGGAAAACGCAATTGCGGTACAGACCGTAGAAAATAGACCCGACGATTGTCAGGTAAAGCGCCCAGCCAATCACTGCTCCGTCTCCTGAAGGCTCGCAATCTTGCCCTCCGCGACCTTACGCTCCAGCACGCTCATCGCATAGTCCAGCGACACGACGCGATCGAGCAGGTCCTTGTTCTTCTTGCCATCCCAGCGGAAGCCGAGTCCGTGCGTGCGGCCCTTGATGCGCATGCGGGCGGACACGACCAGATCATCGCCGGCGGGCTCCAGCCACTTCGCGATCACGTAACCGCGGCGGCGGGCGTTGGTTTTGGCTGTGGCGTGGATTTCGTCTGTGATCATTGGAGTGCTCCAAAGGAAACTGCGCGATACTCGCCAGGGCGCCACGTTTGATTCATCGCTGACGCCTGAAAATACGCCAACTGATTGAGCCCGTTAAGACCCGTGTTGGCGGGGCCATTTGCCCTCTCGTCGGGCAGTAGGGACCACCACGCAGGCACTTCGACATCTGGGCTACCCGCCATGCACCACTGCAGCACGCACCAGAATATCGGGTTGTACTGCCGCTTGTGTGCCGCTCGGAGGGTTGGGTCCGCCTTCGTCCGCTCATTGATCCAGTAGGTCGCCGTCCGCACCATATCCTCGCCGTATTTCTGGATACTCACCGCCATGCTGGCGGCATAGTTAGCCTTGTAATCGTCGTTCGACGGCTCGGGATAAGCGTACGACGTGTCATCATAGCGGTGATGGTCGAACCAGAACGCCAGAGATCCGTGCTCGCGCAGCATCCTGCATTCCCAGGCGTACCACCCCTCAGCCGGCGGCCCATATACCGCGTCCGTCAGCGCGCGAAGGTCAGCGGCGGTTATTACGGGCATGTTGGGCTCTGGCGCGGCCTCCAGCCATCCCAGAATGGTTCGCAATAGAGAGGCAAGCCATTTCATGGTCAATATCCTGCTGAGTTGCCGGCGCGCCGCCGTGGCCGCTCTGGCTGTTCGTCACCGCGCGCGTACAGCATGTCGACAAGGATCGGTTTCGCCACCGCCATCAACCCGAACGCATCGGCGCCGTGCGACGACCAGTCATGTTCCGGGCCCAATCCGATCTCCCGTTTTTCGTCTTTCTTCTCGTGGTAGGCCGCCAGCGCCAGCAACCCGCCTTCGCAATGCTCCGGATCGATCCACACGGCCGGGAACAAGCGCCTGGCAGCATCGACACGGGCCATAGCTGCACCCTTGCCCTGATTGCGGACATACTCCGCCCTGAAGCCCGCCTCAAGGATGTGATCGATATACCGGTGTGCGGTCAGGTGATTCACCTGCACGCCGTCATGAGGCAGCACGCAGATCGCGTTGCCGTACCCGTTGTCGCGCAGCCATGTCAGGTGCGTAGCCAGCGGCTGGCCTGAGGCCTCGTAATAGTCGACGCAGTGAATGCGTCCGCCGATGAACTGGACGATCCATATCGCGGTGTGGTCGCGCGTCCCTATGTCCCAGAATGCCCAGAACTCCATGAGCGGATCCACGGACAGCGGGCCTATGCGCTTCTGTGAGCGAGCGCTGGCGAGCGAGGCTGCGTAGTACGCGCCCTCTACCACGCTGACGAAGTCGCCCTCCCAGATATGCGGGTAAGCGTCCGGCCGGCGCACAAGGTCGTTAACCCGCTCCAGTTCGAGCACCTTCGGGAACCACGGATTGTCGCGGTAATTGAGCTCAACGATCTTCGCGCCCTCGGGCGGGTCGAGCCTGAAGCGCTTGTGCGTCGGGCTGGTCTTGCGCTCAGGGTTCCACGTTACCCAGATTTCCGAGTCATGCTCGCGGACGGACGGGATGGCGACCTGCCACGCGCTTTCGCTGACCGGCTCGGCTTCATCGACCCACATCAGCTTGATGCGCGCCTTCGACTTGATGCTGGCGATATTGCGATCGAGGCCGGCGAACTTGTATTCGATCAGCCCATCCTTGGTACGGATGTATTTCTCGCCGATGTCGTAATGCGCCTCAAGCCAAGGCTCGGACCGGATTGCGGCCTTCACCTCCGCCATGGAGGATTCGTCCAGACTGTTCATGAACTCGCGGCCGCAGAGGATCACTCCACCCTCGCCCGCCATACTCCACTGATAGCCGCGAACCGCCGTCATCTTCGCGAACGACTGCGTCTTGCCCGACCCTCGCCCGCCGAATGCGCCGCGGTATCGGGCCTCCCCCAGGAATACCGGGATCAGCTTTGGCGGGAGCTTAACTTGGGCTGTAGCCGCCATCACCCGCTACCAGTTCAATGCGGGCGATACGGATGGCAGGTGCATCGTCGTCTCCGCTCAGTGGTTGGGTGGGCTTGCCGTATGCGCGATCGAGAATTTCCTTGATCGCCGATACCCTCGCTGGTTCGCTCTCAGCCTCAACAGCGAGTCTCGCCAGTTCCTTGAATACTTCGGGCGTGTACTGCCTCGCCAGCGCCTTGATGTCGGCCGTAGCGTGGTTAGGCGTGCCCTTGACCCGCCCACCTGTCTTTATGCCGCGCGCCATCTAGACCCATCTACTTTCGATCAGCCCACCCGCACCGTCGAAACGGGCTTCGGCCCCTTCGACAACGCGAGCCGCTTCGGAACGCCGCGGTCCATCGCGTTCTTCACGCTGGCCGGCATGGGCTTGGTCTGCTTTCCGTTGATCGTCGCTGCGGGCATGGTCATGGCTCCTTCGTGGTTCCACATAGCGCGTTCTGGCGGCGCATGTGAGTAGTCATAATTCGGGCAGGCGGATTCGCCGCACACGGCCCTTGCCGACGCGGCGCAGTTGTCCGGCCCGCTCAGCTGCGCAGACGAGCCTGCGGACCTCTCCCCGGCTGCTGATGCCGAGCTCGCGACAGATCATGTCATAGGACGGCGCCACGCCATCCGTGCGGACGGTGTCCTTGACGTAGGCGATGAACTGACGCTGGCGGTGCGCCGGCCGTCCGCGGTTGATCGTGGTCATTTGGGTCATACGTCCCTCCCCTCAAAAACATCTGCGGTCATGCGAGTGTCGAATTTGCGACGAACCGAGTGCGATTGTGCTTGCGGATAGGAACATAGTTCCTCATAAGGGCTGCACCGGAGCGATGCTCCACCGGACACGGGAGAATGAAGATGAACACCGCAGAAACCGCTCGCGTTAACTGGTCCTGGCAGCAGGTCGAAGCCGCGAAGAAGGCTGAAGCCGCTGCAAAGGAAGTTTGGGTCGCCAACTCCACCACTGCCAACTGGCAGGCCTGGCAGGACGCCGAGGACCGCACCGCCGCTGCTCGCTCCATGTCCGATCGCTCGGTCAAGCAGGCCGTCATGCAGAACGATTCGATGCGGGTCTGGTAAATGAGCCCCATCGAATTCAAATCCATCCGTCAGCGGGCCGGGCTCACTCAGTCCGGCCTTGCTGCGCGTCTGAGGCTCGGTGACAACGGCGGCCGATACATTCGCATGATCGAGGCAGGCGACCGTGACCCGAGCGGCCCTGTCTGCTTGCTCATGGAATTGCTCGACGCGGGGAAGCTGCCCTAGCGAGGTCATGCGAGTGCCCATCCTCACCGCCCCTCGAGCAGGGGGTTGGGCGACGCAGGCCGCGTGTGAACGGCACCGTGGCGATAGACCACACCCTGCCCGTCAGTGTCCGGATACCAGCGGCCGGTCTTTCCGCTCGGCATTGTGTTGAGGGTGCGGGCTTGCTGGTCAGCCGTCGAGAACAACGGCTCGCGGCATTTCTCGCAGGTGTCGGGCTGGTCGGAACGAAAGCCGCAAAGGCAGGCGAATTGCTCGCGGTAGATCACGACGCGTTCGCTTCAAGCTTGCGCGCCAGCCCAGCCATCAGCGCGGCGACTTCCTCGCGCTCAGCCTTTTCTTCGGCCGTCTCGATCGGTGCGGGCAATGCCGGCGTGTACTGCGGTGCTGCGTTGTGCCGCTTACGCCATGCCCAAGCGTCTCGCACCTCCGCGATGATCGCCGGGACGATCTTGCTCGGGTGGTCGGCCTTGCCCATCGCGACCGCGGCACCGCGCTTCAGCAGCGCGATCGGGATGCCGTCGAGCGCCTTGTAGGCCGCGTTCAGCCAGTTGCGCTGGTCCTCCTGCGACATGCCGATTCCGCTCGTCAGGGCGAGGCATGGCACGATCTCTGCGGCGAACTCAGGTCGGCTAACGGGTTGCAGATCGGTGATGTCCGCCATCCTCGATGAAACCGAAAGCAGCGTCGATGACCTTTCCGCGTCCTGTCTGCGAAGTTCCGTTCCTTGGCCCATGTCGAATTACTCCAGCGTCTCTCGGATTGTTGATCGAGCCCCAGCCTTTCGCTGCGGCGTGCTCCACGAGCCGGCCGGGCGGCCATTCATCGTCCGACAGATCAGCCAGGGCGCGCATCTGGCCCTCGTAGGCGGTGACCGTGTTGGTGAGGTGCTTGCGCTTCCGGTTTGCGAGGAAGTCAGCCCAGTGCTGGCGATCGACGCCCGGCGGGCAAACGAAAACAGCTCGCGCCCGCGTTTCTGTGTCTGAACCTTTAGGTTCCTCTTTCTTAAATTCTTTATCTTCTTGTTCTGTGTCTTGCGTCTGTCTCGCCTCTGTCTCACGAAGTGTCTCACGCACTGTCTCACCGGCTTCGCCGTCAGACTGATATTGCGCGTAGTTACAGATGGTTACGACCGTCACACCCGTCTCGGTATGTGTCTCAATCATTGTCTCGGCTTTTAGACGTTTGAAAAGGCGTTCGATCCACGCCTTGTCGCGGTCCATGGCGTCTGCGAGGTCGCGAACCGAGGTGGCCAGTTGCCCGCGAGCGAGCATGATGGGCTTGCCCTTGTAGCGGACGCGGGCCGGCTTCCATGAGGCGCGCAGGATCATCCAGGCAAATGCCATCGCCTCCGCATCATTGCGGAAAGCGGGATGCCCGAGCAGGCTCCGGTGAAGGCGCGCGTAGCCGCTCATGCGGCACGCGCCGCTGCGAATAGAGCCTTCAGGCGGGCTGAGCGCTCAGCGGTCGTCTTTGCCTTGTGGCAATCGATGCACAGCAGCCAGAGGTTGGATATTTCATTATTGCCGCCGTAACTCAGTGGTAGGCGATGATCCACCTCAAGATTCGAAGTGGGATGAACCTTGGTATAATGCCCTGTCTCGATGCTTCCCCACCGGCCCATCCGCCGCCAAATGATGCGGTGAGGCGTCTGGCATTGGGCACAATGGACTCCATCACGATCGCATAGTGCCGTGAAGGCAGCCTTTCGCCATTTGGAGCCTGTCGGCCGTGAGGTTAAAGTGGCAAGGCTCATCCCAGCACCACGACGATCTTGCCGCCCTTGACCGGCTCGCCGAAGTGAACCGCAGGAGCCTCGAACAGCACGTCATCGATGCCGAGCGCTTTGGCGAACCCGTCCTGATACGCTTTCAGCGACGCACGGGCGTTGTCGTCATCGACGGCATTCCGGGTCTTCGGGTAGAACGTTACCGACCACCGGATGCGACCGCCTGGGTAGGCATACGACCGGTCAGCAGACAGCGCGGCCCATGCCCAAGCCTTGTGCTTCTGAAACGCGCGGTGCTTGGCCATGTGATGGCCGCGCCCGTTCGGCCACAGGATATTGTCAGGGAAAGGCAGCTCGATCACGTCAGAACAGCCCGAGCTGCACGCCGTAGAGCTCGACCATCGCGGCCTTCTCGTCGCGCTTGTCCTTCTCAATGCTGCGGAGCTTGATGCATTCCCGCATCGCCGGGACATCATATCCGCGGCTCTTTGCCTCCGCGAACACGTCGCGGATGTCGTCGGCGATGCCCTTGCCCTCTTCCTTCAAGCGCTCAATGCGCTCAACGAGGAGCCTGAGTTGGTCTGCTGCGGAATCTTCGGCCATCGTTCGTCCTTCGGATTGGAGGTGTGTTTGGCGGTCAGGCCGCGAACCGGTCATGCCGGGCGAGCCATTCAGCCCGCGCCGCGCCGAAATACTGACCGGTCTGCAACTGGCGCTTCAGGAGGCGACGGGAGCCATCCTCCGCATTCGACAGGAGCCGCGCCTGATCGACGGTGAAGCCGAGCGGCGGGAGGTGCGCGTAGATCTCAGAGATCGGCCGGCCACGTCCTGGGCGGGGCATGCAGAGCTCCCGGCGGCGCTTCCGCATCTTAGAGGCGACGGCGTCGTGCGTGCGCTTGGGAAACAGCGCCTTGCACTTGTCGATGTCCATGCCGGCGCGGAGTGCGGCGTCAAGCATCGCGATTTCTTTGTCGGACCAGAAGGTTGTGCGGGGATCGTCCCTCATGCGCTTGCTCCTTCGAACTTCGCGCGTGCGGCTCGCAGCTCGCGGACGCGGCGTGTCTCATAGGCTGGTGTCAGGTGCGTCGAGACGCGCTTTGGCTCGGGAGCGGCCGGCGTCGGCTTGCTCCACCATTTGGAGAGGTTGATCATCGGGATACCTCCGCTATCCACCTGCGAGAGCGCTTGTTCCATTCGATCATCTGGCGCTGCGCTGGCGTGGCGAACGGGGCCGCGAAGTGCACGGGCTTGAGGCACTTGCGGGTGTTCGGATCGAAATATGCGCGGATGGGGTTTTTCACGCCGCCGCCTTCAGGACGGAAACCTTGCCGTCACGACGCCGAATGTTGGCGGCATCGGTGTAGCCGAGTTCGACCTGGTGCGCGGCCTCCTCCTGCTTGCGTTCGTCCTCGAAATTCTGCTCGTCAGACACGAGAATGCGCAGGATGATATCGGCGCCCGCGAAATCTCGGAGGGCGAGGGCGCGAGCGAGTTCACGGAACTGTTCCATTTTAACTTCCTTTCAGACTGCGAATGGGCCGATGAGGTGCGTTGATCCGCCATTGGCCGGGTGGCGGGCAGTTAGGAGGGCGCGCTTGACGGGCAGCGACACGAACATTTCCGCATCGTCTCCGGGGATGTTGCGCAGCGCGTCGCGCATCAGGGTCAGGCTGTAGCCGAGCGTCTGTGGCTCGCCTTCGTAGGCAACCGGGACTTCCTCGGTCGCTTCGCCTGATTTCTGGTTTGCGAGGGACAGCGTCAGCTTGTCGGCCTGAAGCTCGAAGCGAACGCCCTGCGCATATTGGTCGGAGATCAGCGACAGGCGGCCAAGGGCGCGCTCCATCGCGCGCGGGTCGAACATGATCGGGTCGCCTGCGCGCTCATCGACCACATCGGCATACCGGCCAACCTTCGCCTGAATCAGGTTGGTGACGAGCAGCCAGTTGCCGACCGAGAACGACGCGAGCCGATCTGTCGCCGCTATGCTGACATCACCCGTCCCAACATCGGCGCAGAGGCGGGCGAGAACGCGCGCCGCCTTCATCGGCAGGCCGAACCCGGGGATTTCCTCGCCATCGTTCGATATGGCGGCGTGAGCCAGCCGCTTGCCGTCCTGCGCTACGAGGTTGAATTCGCCATCCGCCAGATCGAAGAACACGGCCTGAGGCCAGTTGCAGATCTCGGACGGCGCGGCATACGCGACCGATGCCAGCGCCTCTCCGATAGCCTTGACGCTGACTGTCGCCGGCTTACATGCTGCGAGGTCTTCGGCTGGCACTGCCGGGAACTGGTCGCCCGGTATGATCGGAAGCTTGAACTTCGCTCGTCCGCTCGAAATGCTGGCGGACGCGGCGTTGGCTGAAACCTCTATCCGGGCTTCGGTGCCCTCCATGGCGTCAACGGCGCGCGATAGCAGGGTTGCCGGGATCGACGTGACCGTGATGGCATCAGCCTCGACGGCGATGCTGGTTGATAGCCAGAGCGACAGGTCGGTGAACATCAGCGCCAGTTGCCCGCGCTGGACGGACAGCCGGGCATTGTTGACGACATCGACGCCGCTCTTTTCGACGATCGACGCGCCGTGCTTAAGTGCTGCGGCCAGTGTCTGGCGGTTGGCGATGATGATGGTCATGCCGCACCACGCAGCGCATCAGCTTCCCGAACGATGGCGATAAGCGCTGGCATATGCGGGCGCAGCTTGTCGGCGACGTCCAGCGTCTCAGGATGAACCCGCTTGCCGTCCTTTAGCGCCTCGGACAGAACAGCCGCGGTCTCGCAAAGGCCGGACAGCGTCGCCATGTCGTTCGCCGCCTCGGGTGCCAGCGAGCAGAGCCGGAAGCCGTACAGCGCCAGCACCTCGTCAAGCGCGGTCGGGTCGGCGCACAGCGAATTGAAGATGGTGTGCGCTTCCGGGAGATTGGCCGCCGTCACCGCGCGGTCGATCGTCTTGGAGTCGCTCAACCCCATCCGGTCAGCCATCTCGCCCTTGCCGACGCGGGGCCATACTCGCCCCCAGGCTGCGGCAAGCTGGCGCTGAAACTTGTCCTTCGAGATAGGTTCAATGAGACAGACATTGCTGCACCGCATCATTATTGCTCCTGTCCATGATGATCGACACCCCGCCCACCCCCGAGCCGTTCGCCGATGTGGCTGCGCGCGTCGTTGCTGGCGTCTGCGTCACCAGCGACGATGCAGGCGGCGACAAGCAGGACGGTGACGGCGATCGACGCGAAAAACAGGACGAGCGCGACTATGCTGGGAATGGTCATGCGACTGACTCCGGGGGGTTGATGTGAGGGGTGGCGGAACCGTCCGGGCGCACGATCATCAGTGGCGACTTGCGGAGGATCGCGTATCGAATGGTCGACCACGTGCCGCCGCGATCTTGCTCGGTCATCTCGTTCGGAGCAGCGATCAGCCTCGTGGAATCGTTGACGATGTCGCGATTGCGGACGAGGTACGCTTTCGGCATCTCGACAATGTCAGCGTCGAGGTATGCGCGCAGGCGTGGGTCGGACGGCGGATGCAGATGCAACTTCCCGCCGATTGCGCGCCAGTAGGTGCCAGCGAATGCGTCAAGCCCGACGCAATCGCCGTTGTGCATCCACTCGGCGCCGTGCGCACGCGCCTCGAACAGCAGTTCCTTCAGAGTGTCGCGCTGAATGCGCGTCCCAGGGCGACGGGTGCCGGTGAAGCCGAGGACGATCTCGCTCACGCCCCCGCCCCCGCTCCCGAACATGAACCGGCGGGGAGGGAGCGGCGCGGACAAAGTGGACCGCTACAGGTCTTTTCAGCGCCTACGGGGCAAACGCAGCCATGAGACAGAGCCACGCGGCCGAACTGCCGGTGCAGTTCCTCAATGACGATCTGGCGCGTCCGGCCCTCCTGTTGGCGAGCAAGGCGCGCGGCCCGTTCGGTATCGGGTGTCGCTGGACCTGCGACGGCGGTAGCGAGATCGCCAGCGCACGGGCACTTGGTGATATTCCCCATGTAGGAAACGCGCATCGGCTGGCCGCAGCGGACGCAGGTCATGACATCGTCGCTCATGCTGCGATTCCGAAGAAATCGTTCGGCGTGACCTGCCCACCTGTCGCCTCGAACAGGTCGTGCATCAGCTTTCGCGATGGCACTACCTCGCCCCTGGCGGCGCGTGTGATCGTGGACACAGCGACTTTCACCTCGTTGGCGAGGTCAGTGGCGCTCTTGCCCGGCTGCTTGAGATAATCGGAAAGGGTCATGATCGCCAATTTGCACAATATGCAACACGAGGTCAATCGCCGATTTGCATATCATGCTCTGGAGGGAGTTTGCGTGTCGTGCAAAGTCCCGCCCGTGCAAATCAACCTCTCTCAGCTCCGTGAACGGCTCGGGCTCACGCTCGAACAGATGACCGAACGCATCGGTTATTCGGTGAGCATGCTGTCCCGGTGGGAGAACGGTAAGGCCAATATCCCGAGTAGCAATTTGCCGTCGATCGCACGCGCGTATGCGTGCCGGGTGCAGGATATCTTCAGCGAGGACGGCGAGGCCCCGACCCTGATGCCTAATGAAGAAGTGCTGACCGACCTATTGAGAGATGTGCAGCAAGAGCTGCCGGCCCAACTCCCGTACTCCGAGTGGCCTCGATCTGCCGCGTCAGCTCTGCACATGCGTGTTGAGCGGCTTTCAGGTGCTCCCGCCACTCGTGCCAGCCAGGCCGATGGTAAGAAACGCGCTCGCGCAAAAGGCGCTCCACCTCCCGCTCCCACCAAGCCAGCCGATCAGGCTTAACGGCGCAGGACAGGAGGCAGACGCGGCACCCCACGTCGCACGCTGGCTCTTTCAAGAACATCGACTCACGTCCTAAACACTCCCTCTCCGTTGCTCTTTTGTTCTCATTTTTGCGACGTGTCTAGGAAAATTCCTCAGCCCCTCTGCGCCGCGTGGCAGAAAGGTTGCGGAGTTCAACTATGGTCGAGTCGGCCGGAATATAGGCCCAATCCGACCGTCGCGCGACACCCCGTCATTTTACGTAGGGCGGACCATTATTTGCATGATGTGCAACTTTCCTGTTGACCGCTGTTTGCATAATGTGCAAGAACACTCTCCAGACGGCATTCGGCCGCGGAGAGACGACGATGGCAACGGACTGGAACGCAGCGGCAAAGGCAGAGGCGATTGCCCACGCGGCATTCTTCGGCACGCCGGGCGACGCAGAAGCGATTGCTGAGCGCCTGAAAGTCAGCATCGCCAACATCAACGCTGGCTACACCGAATACCTCAAGGGCTTCGAGCCCGGCTTCCAGATCGACCCCGCATCTGTCGAGGCTGAGTATTTCACCGACGCCGCATCCATCGGCTCGCGCAGTGTCCTGACCGACGAGGAAATCGCGGACGGCCTGACTATCACCTTCGGCCATATCGTGATGACGGACATCACGGGGCGCGATCTGTTCGCCCGCCAGATGCTCAAGGGCGAGAACGTTGACGAGGTGATCGCCAATCTCAAGGCGACCGGCACCAACGATGGCCACCTGTGCTTCGTTCGCCCCGTGGTGTCGGCATGACCGCCTACACGCCCGTCCAGATCGCTCAGGCCGTGCGGTTCGCCAAGGACGCACAAGGTCGGCGCCGTAGCGGTGGTCAGACCAACATTCATCCTGACATGCTCGCTCGCCTGATCTGGGCGGGAGAGACGCTTGTCGCGCGAGAAGCAGCATGACCGCCCCGACGATGGCGGAAGCCGGTTCGGATTGGGTGGAGTGGGCTGGGGGTGAGTGTCCCGTCGATTCTTACGCGCGGGTTCATATTATCCTGCGCGACGGGACCGGCAGCGAAACGACTGATCGCCGTATCCTTCCCGTGGGCAGCCCCATGCTGGCCGGGACGCTGTCTTGGCGGCACGGAGGCCCGTACGATCCCGAGACGGACATCGTCGCCTACCGGATCGTCCGGCCATGACCGCGCAACCCCGCCACCCAATGCGCCCCGAAACGAAGGGCCCGGTAGTCACTGACGCCGAGCTTGCGGAGATGCGCGAGCGTGCCGCGAAATGGGTCCTGACGCCCGCACAGGCGAAGGCTCGGGACGGCGCGGCTGGTCTGCTGGTGCGGCCGGATGACGGCTGCAGCGATCCTTATTTTACTCGGAGGTTTTGAGATGGGTACGCACACGCCGGGTCCATGGTCGGTCGGTCGGGATAGCAATTATCCCAGTTCCTTTGGCATTATCGAAGGCCCGTCGTTTCCGATCAGCTACGTCCTGTACGCCACTGATGTGACGTTCGAAATGGGCGAGCAGCGCGACCGCGACGCCCGCCTGATCGCATCCGCCCCGGCGTTGCTGGAAGCGCTGGAGGGCATCCGCGATTGGGTATCTGACGCGGCAGAGCGCAAGTCGTATTTCTCGCAGGCCAGTGAATCGATTGTCGCCTTGGCCTGCGACGCCCTTGCCCGCATCGATGCTGCTTTGAACCTCGCACGCACCGGGGCCGCGTCATGAGCGGGACGAAAGCTAAGTTCTATTGGGCGCGGATCGGCGACGGGAATTTCGAGCCTGTTGCTGTGACTGGCAAGAAGGGCGAGCGCATGGCGTACACCATAGGTTGCCCGGATCCATTCCCTGTGGACGTGGCGGACAGCGCGATTGTCCTGAGCGAGGACGAATACGACAGGTTGAGCGCCCCGCTGACACCGAAGCAGGAGGCGGCCGCCCAAGCTCGCGAGCGCCGATACCAAGCGTTGAGAAATTCCCACAGCTACGCGGGTTTCGGCCGGTCCACCCCCAGCCGAACGCAGGCCGCCAAGGCGCGCGGCGCATGACCACCTCAACCACCACCCTAGCCCGCCGCGTCCTCTGGTGCCTGCGATACGCCCGCCTCGCCCTGCGCAGCCCCTACGACTTCACGCCGCTGTCAGCTTGGCAGGAAGCATGGGCGTCGTGGGAGATGAACAACGACGAGCGTCGCGGCGATCCGATGCCAACACCCGGCGACGCGATTTACGAAGATCAGTTCGAATGGAGGGACCGGTGAATTACCCGAACCCATTCGCCCCCGGACACGCCGATGAAACGCGCGCGTCTGTGGCCATCGCGCTTGCCCGCGGCCCCCTGTCCGTCCGGCCTGTCACCGTCCGCGTGTCGCAGGGGAATCCGTCCGACGTAGCCCGGCTGCTCGATCTGTCGAGGCCGATCAGTGCTGCGGAATTTGCTGAGATTGAAGGGAAATAACCATGGGCTGCGATATCCACACCTACCTCGAATATGCCGACTTCACCACAGTCGAAGGCGAGCCGTATTGGAAGAACTTCACCAGCAACGGCGGCAGTCGCAACTATGTGATGTTTGGCGTTCTGGCTGGCGTGCGCGTGGAAGATGCCAAGCTGTTCGCTCCGAAAGGTATGCCGACCGGCCGGCTGGGATACGATACCGGCGAGAGATATTGGACCAATGTCGCGCCGGAAGCTTACCCCGAATGGGCGGATGACGAAGACTGGATTAGCCTCGAAAAGGCCCAGCAGTGGGTCGAACGCGGCTATTCGGTCGGCGAAAACGACGACAAGGGCAGGCTTCGTCGCGTGTCCGGTCCCGACTGGCATAGCCATAGCTGGCTGACCGCTGACGAGCTTCAGCAGGCGCTGGATCACTACAAGAAACTCGCGGTCACCTATCGGCCGAACGAAGGCGAAGTGCCGGCCGAATGGATCGCCACGATGGCCGCGATGCGGGCGTTCGAATCCTGCGGCAAGCAGACGCGCCTCGTCTTCTGGTTCGACAACTGATGCGCACCCCGATTGCTGAGATTGAAGGGAGGGCTTCGTGAGCGAGATCAGTCAGGAGTTGGTGGAGCGCGTAGAACGCGCGTCGGGGCCGGATCGGGAGTTGGATTGTCTTATCCAGGTCGCCGTGACCCCGGACGCGAAATGCATGACCGATCCGGGTCATGGGACTGTTGGATCCACGTTCGGCGTGATGCGTGACATCGACTTTGATGTCTGGCGCCAGCATCGAACCGGAGTCCTTGGCCCGTTCTATTACGGAGAGCCGCCTGCTTATACCGCCTCGCTCGATGCGGCAATGACTCTGGCTGGCGACCATTTCGGAAGCCTCGTTAAGGGTCGTTTTATCGGTGGGCGCATCGCATACGTCGCGGTCGTGACTGCGCCGACGCGGGCTGAAGGACAGGCATCAACTCCTGCGCTCGCCCTAACAGCCGCCTCCCTCCGCGCCCGCATGGTGCAATCGTGACGCGCTCTGCAACCTGGGCGATCCTCTGCGGGATTTGCGTGGGGGTGGCCATTGCTGGGGCTTGCGCTTGGGCTGACGGCACGATTGCCTACATGCTGGGGCTGCGGTGATGGGCATCCAGATCCACAACGTCGATCAAGGCACGGACGAATGGCTCGCGCTCCGGTGCGGCATCCTGACCGCTTCCGAAATGAAGCTGATCATCACGCCCACGCTCAAGGTCGCGAGCAACGACAAAGAGCGCGCCCACCTGTACGAGCTACTGGCCCAGCGCATCACGCGCTATGTCGAGCCGCGCTATTTCAACGACGACATGCTGCGCGGCCAGGTCGATGAGATCGAAGCGCGCGACCAGTACGAGAAGAAGTACCCGGAGAATGGTCCCGTCACCACGGCGGGCTTCATCACCAACGACAAATGGGGCTTCACGCTCGGCTATTCGCCGGATGGGCTGGTTGGCGACCGTGGGCTGATCGAAGCGAAGTCGCGCCGGCAGAAATTCCAGGTGCAGACGATCATCGAGAACGTGCTTGGTGAGACGATCCCGGCCGACTTCATGCTCCAGTGCCAGGCCGGTCCGCTCGTTTCCGAGCGCGATTGGGTGGACTTCATTTCGTACAGCGGCGGCCTGCCTATGGCGACCGTGCGCGTGTGGCCCGACGACGTGATCCAGAACGCCATCATCGAAGCGTCTGGCGCCTTCGAAGCCCGGCTCGCGGCTGCGTGGGACAAGTTCAACGAAGTAACGGCGTCGCGTGCCCGGCTAATCCCGACCGTACGCCGCATCGAACAAGAAATGTACATGTGATGGAGCAGCTTACCCCGCTTGAGGCTGAGTTGATCGCCTTGCTGAAAGAGCTTGTCGCCATCGAAGGTCCGCAACCCGGCACCGCCCAATGGGCCGCCAAGGTCAACGCCATCCTATCCAAAGTAGAAGGACAACAATCATGAACGACATGAGCAGCGTGATCGTACCGAAGTCGGACCAGATCAATGCCGACGACCTTCAGGGTCGATCGATGATGATCACCATCGCCGCCGTCCAGTTGAAGGGCGGCCAGGAGCAGCCGGTATCGATTTATTTCGAGGGCAGCGACAAGGCTTTCCGCCCGTGCAAGTCCATGTGCCGCGTGCTGGTGCAAGGCTGGGGGCTCGACGCAAACCAGTATGTCGGCAAGTCGCTGACCCTCTACTGCGACCCGACCGTCAAGTTCGGCCCGCTCGCAGTCGGCGGCATCCGCATCTCGCATATGAGCGATATCGATGGCCCGATGACGATGGCGCTGACCGCGACCAAGGGCGTCAAGAAGGCGTACAAGGTGTTGCCGCTGGTCGCCGAGCAGAAGGCCGACAAAGCCGCAGACGGTGTTCGCACGCTGATCGCCCGCATCAGCTCGGTCGATGTGAAGAACCTGGGCAACGTGATCGATGATCCGGTTGTCGTGAAACAGCGAGCATGGCTGTCGGCCAATCGCCCGGAACTCGCGGCCCAAGTCGATACGGCGATCGCTGCGCTCGCGCCCGCATCGGCAGACGAAGACCCGTTTGAAGGCCGCACCCCCTCAGACCACGGCGAATCCACCAACCTCACCGACGCGCTGGCGGAACTGAAGAAGATCGAGCTGGCCGTCGATATCGACCCGATGGTGAACGCGATCCTGCCGCTGCTGTCCGACGAGGATGGCCAGACCCTGCGCGATGCAGCGACCGAGCGGCGCGAGCAATTGGCCGCCTGACCAGACAAGCGCGGGCAAGGTGCTCGCGCCCCGGGACCGGCCGGTTCCCCCGAACTCCCGGCCGGTTCCGGCAGATACCCACCACCAAGGAGAATGAAGATGACCGACAAGAAAGCAAAACTCACAGTCCACGTTGTGCTAGACCGATCCGGTTCGATGAACTCGATAAAGACCGATACTATAGGTGCATTCAATGCTTACGTGGAAACGTTGGCGAAGGATGCACCCGGCAGTAAGCTGAGTCTGACGATCTTCGATAGCCAGTCTGTCGACACCATTGTGAATGATGTGAAGATCGGCGAAGTTGTACCGCTCACCACGGACACCTACCAGCCGCGCGCGTCCACGCCGCTGTACGATGCGATCGGCAAGGTCGTAACCCTGCTGGCTGACGCGAAGGGCAAGAACAAGGCTCTAGTGATCCTCACGGACGGCCACGAAAACGCCAGCCGCGAATACACGAAGGACGCAGTCAAGAAGCTGCTCGACGAGAAGCAGGAGAAGGATAACTGGCTCGTCCTGTACCTGGGGGCGAACCAAGACGCATTCTCTGTCGGCGCCGGGATTGGCGTGCAGGCGGCGACCGCAATGAACTTCGCCGCGTCCGGCACCGGCATGCGCGGCACGATGGCTGCCGCCAGCGCTGCGACCCTTCGATATGCGACCTCCAGCAACCGCCTCGACGCCACTTTCACGGCCGACGAGCGGACCAAGGCCGCCAAGTAACCACCATGGGGCGGGCTCGCGGGTCCGCCCCAGAAAGGACATCCTATGCCTCGCACCGACATCTACGCCCCGATCCACGCGCGTCGCAAAGCCATCGACTGGCGCGCGGTCCACGTCACCAGCGATAGCCTGGCACCGTTCGGCATGTTCCCGGGCGTGCGGATACCGCTGGCTGAGCGGATTGGTCGGTTCTTTGGGCGCGGTCGGTGACGAACCCCCACACCCCGATCAATCCGCGCCCGCGAGACGAGAGCGACCAGAGCGCGTGGGATTCGATGGGCGAGGCTGGCTGGCCGATTCGGGTGATTCTGTGGCGTTCGGGCTGGTGATCGTCGGGCGGTTTATTTGGGAGATGGTGGCATGACGCACTTCCGCAACTGCATGAATTGTCTGCATGAGAAGAGCGACTGCACCCGTCGTCTTTCTCTAGCCGCCGGCCTTAAGGGACTTGGCGTCACGTCGGTGAAGTTTCGCTGTTCTGCCCGTATGCCAGTGTTCTCTGTCGGCCAGCGGGTTAGCGTCTGGTGGCCTGTGCCAACTGGCGATACGGACGATTGGGGACGGCAAGACTTCAGTCAAGAAACGTGGCCAGCAACAGTCGTCGCTGAACGTGGAAACCGCTTTCAGATCGTCGTCGACGACGTGGAGAGCGACCACGAAACGCCAGCTCGCGACTACATTAAAAGCGCCTCGCTCTATTGCAAGGTTCCGTCATGGCGATTGGCTCCGCTGGATGAGCCGACGCGGGCCGTATGCTCCGTTTGCCAAGCCGTCCCGCGCGATGACGGAACGACCGCCGGCTGTTTCGGCTACTCGGCAGAGGAGGAAGGCTATTCCGGATATCGTCCGGTCGGATGCCTCAGGGCAACGCCCGCGCAAGGGATCGAAGCGCGTAGCGATGAGACGCCGCAGGCGGCTCAGCCCGAAGGGCAAGAGCCCGGTGGCGAAGCCATGCGCACAGTTGAGGACGATTTACCATGGTGACCCCGGATATCGCAACCATCGCGGCAGGATTGAGCGAGGCAGGGAAGCCCGGCGACTGGGTCGTGTTCGACGCAGGATGGACCAACGCGTCAAGGTATCACGCGCGAGAGGTGGCGAAGATCACGCCGAAACTGGTGATGCTGGAGCGCGGCGGACACCCGAGCCAGATAACCCGCGTTGGCGCGATAGCGTTCTTCCCGGATCGCGAAGCCGCCAATCTTGCATGCCAGACATTGTCGGGGATTGATGGCGAATATCAGCGCCGTCGCACTGCCGCTCGGCGCGATTTCGAGGCTCGGTGCGCACTCGCAGCCGAAGCCAAGGGAAAGGCCATCAGGGCCTATTTGCAGGAGCAGGCGAAGTGAGGAAGACACTCACGCTCGCCCTTAACGGCGAATATTTCGACCAGATTGCGGCCGGCACGAAGCCCGAGGAATACCGGCTCGCGACCCCGTATTGGCAAAAGCGGATTGTCAACCGGGCCTACGACAACATCGTCCTGACGCGCGGCTATCCGAAAGGTGGCGGCGTCGAGGGCCTTACTCGCCTGACCCGCGAATACAACGGCTACAGCCACCGCGCGATCACACACCCGCATTTCGGACCAGACCCGGTTGAGGTGTTTGCGATCGACGTTTCGAGAGGGATTCAATCATGACCGACAACACGGAGCAGCGGGCGGCGGCATGCGTCACCCTACCACCGCGCTGCGGAGAGCCCGGTGCGGGTCTTTGCGCCGCATGTTCCTTACCTGCCCACGAACTAACTCAGGAACCGGGCTGCGGCGCCCCTATCGCTTCACAGGTCACTCGTCAGAGCAGAGCGCATCTGGCGACGGTGGAGCGAGAGCGTATCGCGCGGATCATTGACCCAGAGGAGTGGGCGCTTGATGATTTGGCGAAAGCGAAAGGTTTTCGCGCGCAATTTATCCATCGCTCGCTCGCCAAGGCCGACGCCATCCTCGCCGCCCAACCCGCGCCCGTGAGCGAGGGGGAGCGACTTCGCGCGTTCGTCGAGAGGATCGCCGGCGCAAGCTCGCACCCGAGGGATGGCGAGCCTGATGCAAAGCGGCTCGCCCGCGTTATTCGCGAGCAGCGTCGTGACGCGCGGAACCTGCTCGACACGCTGACCACTCCCCCGCCCACCGATCCTGTCGCCTGTGCGGAGAAGCTGCGGGCGGCTGTGGTCGAAGAGTGCGCGCAAGCCGCCTGCAAGGCCATGGCCGCGATGGAATGGCCCCCGCAAGACGGCGACGAGCAGATTGACGAAGTTATGGCCGCCGTTCGCGCAATCGCCGCTCTCTCGCCTTCCTCGCCCGTCGAAGGAGGGGAGTGATGGTCGAGATCAACAACCCAGTCCGCTGGTATTACAGCGACCAACCGGATGCGGAATGGTGGCATCGTGGCGGCGAGACTCGCGAGGACGCGATCCTTGGCGGGCGCGGCGCATATGACGGCGCCGAGTTCTGGATCGCCCAGTGCCGCAGTATGGTCCCGTCATTCGACCTGTTCGACGCTGACGATATCTGCGAGCGGCTGAACGAGGACGAGTGCTGGTGGGAAGACGGCTGGACGGGGGAGCCCGACGAAAAAGCTAAGCGCGACCTTGAAGCGCGCCTGAAGGAAACCTTCATTGCATGGTTCGCTGAAAAGGCAACGCTCGATGGCGCAAGTCTCGACGAAATGTCCAGCGAGCGCGTGCCGGCCCTCCCCGGCGATATCGATCGGAGGGAGGGGTGAAAGAGCCAGATCGCAACACACCGGAACGCCAGCGCGAGCGGCGCAATGCGTTCGTCAACAAGAGCAGCCAATCACTCGGGTGTGTTGGTCCGTTCCTGATGGAGATCAACAACCGATACAGGTCGTTCGAATTCCACGGTGTCTGTGGCCCTATCCTGCTCGACAAGGATGGAGAGCCCCTGAGTCGTCAGCCAGCGCCGAGTTCCGACTTCTGGCCGGCGTTCGATGCCTGGCGCAAGGCAGGATGCCACGTCGATCAACACAACCGTGCGTTCGCGCCGTCGCAGCGCATTCTCTCCCCCACCGCACCTAAAGGATCAGAGAATGGGTAGCTTGGGGGACTTGGTGCGCCGCGTCTCGCGCAAGCTGGAGAACGGAAAGGCGGTGCAGCTTTCGGTTGATGACCTTGACCTGTTGGTCGTGTCGGGCGCCTATGCCATCCTTTGCGAGGCCGCGGTCAAGGAACAGCAAGAGCAATGCCTGCAACGAAGCGCCCGAAGCCGATCTATCAGCGGGGGGATTTCCGCCTCTACGCGCGCGCCGGACGAAACCACGAAATCGTCTGGTACGACGAAGCCGGAAAGCGCGAGCGCAGCATTAGCGCGGGCACAGTCGATGATGAAGCAGCCAGCAAGAAGCTCGACCAGGAATACCGCGCCCGCACCAAAGGCGAGAAGTTCTGCCCAACATGCGGGGAGCGAATCAAGCGGGACGGCGTGTACGTGACCGCAGCGATCGCCGATTACCTGGAGGTCAAGGCTGGCAAGCCGTCCATCGACGCGATGACGACGCGGCTAGGCCACGTCCTCACGTATCTCGTCGAGAGCGGGCAGGCGACGGCGAAGTGCGCCCAGATCGATGAGAATTGGGTGCAGGTGTTCCGCGACTGGATGGCACCCCGTCCGATCGTCTCGTCCAAAGGGGCCGAGCGCACCCGCGCCGTGTCGACCGTCGAGAACAGCGTGTTGCAGCTCGCCGCCGCGATCAACGAAAGCGGTGGGGTCGAGGCGCAGTTCAAGGCGATGCAGCCGAAGGAAGTCAACGAGACCCCGACGCACCGTGAGGATGTTCCCGGCTTGACGCGCATGTTCCGCTACTGCCTCTATCCGGCCGGCCCGACCGCGCGCTCCCCGAAAGAGATCGAACGGCGCAAGCGCGAGCGGTCGCGGCTGCTATCGTTCCTCCGTATCAGCGTGGCGACGATGGCGCGACCGGACGCGGCGCACGATGTATCGACGCTCCCGGCGCGCAAGCAGTGGGACAAGAAGCACAAGATCCTCAACCTGAACCCGACCGGGCGCCGGCAGACGAAGAAATTCCGGGCGACCGTCCCGATGGCCCGGCAAATGATGCCGATCATGAATGCGTGCTCAGGCCCGCTGATCCCGACCGAGAGCGTCGAGAACGCATGGGTGTCTATGGAGAAGGCGCTAGGGCTACCCGGCAACGGGCAGTCGGGGATGAAGCTGATACGCCGATCGATGGGCAACATCGTCCGCCTGGCGCTGCCGCTGGAGGCACATCAGGAAGTGTCGCTCTTCATGGGGCACGACAAGTTCGACGATACGACCGACCTCTACGCGCCGTTCTCGCCCACCTATCTCAGGCGGGCTCTGGCGGTGATTGAGGACGTGATTGACGAGATCGAATCGGGTTGCCCCGGAGCGTTCGAATCAGGGGCTTACCGCGACGTTACCGCACATGGCGGGAATGTCGTGAGCCTCGGGAGCGTTAAATGAATAACAATTCCCGAGGCTTAGACTGGTGGGCGTGGCAAGGATTGAACTTGCGACCCCTGCGATGTCAACGAAGCCGTGGTATGGGAAAACGGCGGTTTTCTGCCGTTTCCGGTGAAGGCGACCCCGGAACACCTGTAGAACATCGGCCGATTCGCGTGAGGTTTTACCGCGACTTTACCGCGCTCGATTCCCGCCGCTCCAGCTCGCGCTCCACAGCCTCTCGGATGAACTCTGCGCGTCGGTGCGGCCCAGCGATTGCGTCGATGCGCGCCATCATCTCAGCCTCGAACCGCACCTGGGTTCGCTTCGTCACGTCATCCCGGTTGAGTGGTGGCCGCCCCATGCGCGGTTCGTTAGCGACATCGGAAATCATCTGCACCTCAAAAATAAAGCGACATCGCTTATTGACGGCGGTTACCGACATCGCTTACATAAGCGACATCGCTTTTAATGGCAAGGCGCACTGAGATGGCTAACCTCACACCTCTGCAGCGGACGACCTTGTCCGATATCGGGCATGGCAGTGTCTACCAGCGCAAGTTCGGCTACGCAGCTTGGCGCATTCAGGGCGGATCGCCCACGGTCGTTGGCCGGCTGATCTCTCTCGGGCTCGCCGAATGGGCTCCATCTGACGGCGACCGCAGGGAATGCCAGCTCACCGATGCCGGCCGCGCAGCATCCCACCCCGAAATCTCCCGCCTCAACGAACAGGTGCGGGGGTGATCGCTGTCTGCTCCAACCGCCCTCGCCCATCCGTGCAGAGCGGCGCCAAGGGCCACCAGTGGTGGAGGCGCGATGTTTATCACCTGCGCGGCGACAAGATGCGCACCCTTTGCGGGGTGGATTGCTCAGATTGGCTGATCATCGGTCCTATCGACGATGTTTCGGCCGACTGCTGCGCTCGTTGCGCCAGGATGGCCGCGCGCCAAAACCCCCTCCCCGACACCGACCGGCTGAATGCGCAGGTGGTGGGGTGAGCGGGCGTGTCCTGAGCGCGGCGCAGGAGCGCATGATCGCAGAGAGTGGCGATAATCCGCGCGGCGGTGGCGGCTATGGCGTCGAGCTTCGTGGGCCCGGTGCGTGGGCTGTTGCGCGTGCGCTAGTGGTGAAGGAGCTTGGCACGATCGAGGGCGGCAAGCCCAACGGCAGCGACTTGCCCGGCCTGTATTTCAACAACGCGGATGGCGTCTCTGCGATCCCAGGTAAGGAAAAAGACCCTCATTGCCCAGATTGCGGGCTCATGTCGTGCGTCTGCTTCGATTACGACGACTCGCCAGGAATCGGCTGCGTCGATTGCGATAGCGGCTGGCGGCACGGATGCTGCGATGATCTTTGCTACGGCAGCAACGAACCCGAGTGGTGCGACAATGCCATCCCCTGCCGCCACTGTAACCCGCATGGAGAGGTAGCATGATCGAGAGAGAGCGCATCGCCGCCATAATCCGAGAAGAGACGGATTTCGACCATCCGGACCAAGGGCATTATTTGCGGGCCGCAGATCGCATTATTTTAGCGCCGATCGAACCGCCAGAGAACGGCGAGCCCGATCCCGAATGGCGCGCGATCAGGCGGGCTATCGATCAGTTCGCAGGTCGCATTCCGACGATCGGCAAGCACCGCGCCGTGAACAATGTGCATCTTGCGGACGTGGTCGCACGCCTCGATGCCGCTGGCGATCGTGAGGCTGCTGATACGATCGTCTGGCAAGCGTGGCACCGTGCGCTTGATCGGGAGCGCGAACGTTTCCTGTTGGCGGATGCTCGGGAAATCTCCCGCCTCAACGAACAGGTGCGGGGGTGATCGCCGCCCTCTACGTCGAATCGGGTGGCTGCTACTTCGGTCTGCCTGACGTTGACCCGTGGGATGAAGCCCGCGACGCGCGTCAGGCAGACCGAAGTA